GACGAACCCATAGAAGCTATGTCAGCAGAAGCCTTAAAAAGCACCAAGTATCATACTGATACAAAAGATAAAGATGGCAAGGCAATAGTGATTACTTTTGCAGAGGAATTAGAAAATAGAATTAAATCTGGACAAAAGTTTCCTTGTTTTTTTGCTACAACTGAATTTTAAAAATAAAGGGAATAATAATGAATAATAAAATCGCTGAAGCTAATATGAAATATAGAGCAAAAATAAGAAAAGTTGTAGATTTATTAAAAGAAGTTATACGAATATTGGAGGAAAAATGAAACAAAATTCACAATTTAAAACATTGCGCCATATTGAAACTGTACGCAATTATATTAACGCTGTTATTGTAGAGCTTATGAAACGTCAAGAAAATCATGACCAATCTAAACTACAAGAACCAGAGCTATCAATTTTTAATGAATATACCCCAAAGCTAAAAGATACTCCTTATGGTTCTGATGAATATATGCAAAATATGAAAGAAATGAAAGTTGCGATAGACCATCATACTAAAGTTAATCGTCACCACCCAGAGCATTTTAAAAATGGTATAAACGATATGACTTTAATTGATTTACTTGAAATGATGTGTGATTGGAAAGCTGCCACTTTGAGGCACGAAACGGGTGACATATATAAAAGCTTAGAAATGAACGCTGAAAGGTTTGAGTATTCTGAGCAACTTAAACAAATACTTATAAATACCATAGATGCAATAGAACAAATGGATGTAAAACATCACGGGAAGGAAAGTTAATATGCATTTATCAATTGTAATTCCTACGTTTCAGAGGCATAAAAAATTAAAACGGTGTATTGATTCGATACTATGTCAAACTCACCAAGACTTTAAGATTTATGTTATGTGTGATAATAATGATGTGGAAAGCTTTGAATATATTGAGACAGAATACAAAGGTATTGATAAAGTATTTCCTATTATAATACTTGACCATCAATATGTTATGGGTTGTTGGAATCTATTTACTAGGGATTCACAAGGAAACGAAAACATAAAAGATGCTATGTTAGGGCTTTGTGATGATGTAGAGCTTTATCCCGAATGCTTAGAAAATGCAGTAAAATGTTTTAAAGAAAATTACAAAGATACTAATGGTATTGTAGGATTAAGTCAGGTATGTCCTGGGCACTCTGAATATACTTATAAACCATTTGGGCAAACTTTAATAGGTAAACAATTTATCGAAAGATATCCTGATAGACAAATAGCATGTCCAGATTATACTTTTTTGTATCAAGATGAAGAAATGTTTGAATATGCTTCTTCACTAAATAAGTTCATACATTGTAAAGATGCAATATTAAAACATTACCATCCTGGATTTTGTCGTGAAGAAATGGATGAAACGCATAAAGTTTCAAGAGGTGATACTAAAAATAAAGATATATTAACACATCTCAAAAGAAAATCTCAAGGATTAATTTGGGGTAAATCGTGGGAATTAATAAATGAAAAGGAAAAAACTTAAAATGTCAGACAGTAAAGAAAAAGCGAGAGATGCAAATAGAAAAGCCATTCTTGATTGTTATAATCCTATGATGATAGAGAAAAAAATAAAGCTATATTGGTTACCGAGAAGTGGAGGTAGTTTTTTAAGACAAGTCTTATTGCATCTATTTGATGTTGAAACTACTGCACATCTATATGAAGAAACGGAGTTACCATTAGTAATTGGATATAGAGACTTTAGAGATTGTGCATGTTCACAATGGAGAATTCACCATGGACAGTTTGATGAGAATAGGAATTTAATTTCTGTTCCAGAACCTACTAAACTAGTTAAAAGTGTCGAAAAGACACGAAAGCAATTAGGACATTTGAATAGATATAGACGAGAATATATGGAAGAAAAGGGTAAGCTATATCATCTTAGAAACAATTTATTATGGTTAAGGTATGAGGATTTTTTCAATAACTATGATTATTTATTCGAAAAAATAGAAGTCTTTTTTGATGTCACAATTCCAAAAAGTAAAAGAGAGGAAATAATAGCAAATACAAGCATAGAAGCTAATAAGCAAAAGTCTAATGATATAGTTATAAATAGGAATTTACGAGAAGAATTTGACAATGTAAATTTCATAAGTAATATGCATGTTCATCACATAGGTGATGGAAAAGTTGGTGGCTGGAAAAAATTAGTACCCAAACATCTATGGTCTATATTCTATGAACTAGATGGACAGTTAGTGAGGTGGGGATATGCAAAGACTCCTAGAAATTAAAAAGTGTTATCCTTATTTATATAATAAAGATTTCCCACATTTTATAAGTTTTCCTCGCTCAGGAACTCATTGGGTATGGTATTTGTTAGAGCAGTACTTTGAAAGACCAATATTACCTGCTTGTTTTATCCATAATAATGATAATTATTTAGCTATTAGAACACATGATATGGAGCTAAGTTTACAACCTAATAATGTTCTTTATCTGTATCGTAAAAATAGTGCAGAATGCGTCTTTTCTTGTATGAGATTTTTTAGTAATAGATATCCAGAAATGACAAATATTAGAGGTAAAGTACTTAGAAATAATGTAAACTCTTGGACAGAGCAATATGTTGACCAGATATCTAAATGGCTTTTTAATGATACTAAAAAGAAAACAATAATAACTTATGAAGGATTAGTTAAAGATATGCATAAAGAAATATCCAAAGCAATACTCCATTTTACTGATGTGATAGATGAAAAAAAACTTTATAAGCTTAAATGCACAAAGGAAATTATAAAGAAACACAGGAAAGGTATTATACCAGAATATAAAAATAGTATGAAAACTATATTTGTAAGAAATTACTCTAAGCAAATTAGAGATAAAATTTTAAAATTAAATCCAAAATTGGAGGAATACATTTTATGAGAATAAACATATTTAAGAATACGGAATTATTTGAAAGTCTTAAAAAGCACAACGAATTACCTGAGTTGATATACAAGGAATATATAGAAGATTTGGAATCAGGAAAGCATGTACCTTCTTGGTGGTTTGACCCTAAAAAAGTGAATGCTTTATGGTTAAAGATAAGAGGAACAGAACCTCTTTGGAAGATAACATTAAAAAATTCTTACGAATTGATACTTTATCAACCTAATTATTTAGGAATATTTTTATTAGATTTACTGTATCGTGATAAGAAAGATATTTTAATAGAAGATAGTTGCTGTGGCATAAGCAGATTTAGCTATTATTTATCTAAATTAGGATATACTAATTTTAGTTTTGTTGATAACTTTTCACAGATGCCACAAAAATTTCTAGAAAGTTTCTGGAAAAAAGTTACAGAATTAAACCCTAAAGTTAAACATATGCTAAATGATTGTCTTGAACTTAAAAATCAAAAAATAATTTCCGATGAAAAGAATAAGTCAAAACCAGTTGTAGTAAATCATTGCGGATATCCTTCTTATCCTAAAATAAAAGGCTTTAATATAGAGACAACTGAATTAGTTTGTGTATATTGTAATAATGCTCTTCTAAAAGATTTTGGTTCTTTCTTAAAGGGTAGTGGCTATGTAGAATTATGTGAAGAGCAAAACCTACTTTCAATAGCTTATTGCAGAAAAGATAAGTATGATGAGTTTAAAAAACAACTAGAGGAATATAAAGTACATGTCTATTAATATATTTAAAAATCTAAACTTTTATAAGAATCTCCAATGTCATGAAAAAGTAATTAGAGATGTATGTTCAAATTACACTTACAATCACGATGGACCCTATGATTTAGAAAATAAAAAAGTAAGTAGATGGTTTGACCCTGATTCTGTCAAGAAACTACCTTTATCAAGATGTTATCCTAACTGTGACTCTAAAGTAAGAGAGGATGAACGCTATAATCTAATTTTATATGTTTCTAATTATTTACCTTTATTTTTGGTTGACTTACTCTACAAAGATAAGCATATATTAATAGAAGATTTCGGAGCTGGTATGGGTAGACTTATATTTTATTTATCTAAATTAGGATTTGATAATTTTCATGCAATAGACAACTTTTCTCAAATTTGCCCATCAATGTTAGAAGATTTAATGAAAGCTGGTGATATTAAATATAAACTAAATGATTTTAAAACAACAAAGCCAATTGTAGTAAATAATTGTAGTTCTCCAACAATCTTTATTACTTCTAGATTCTCTGAAAGTATAGAATTGGTATGCTTCTATACTAATAGAAGATGGGAAGAGATGATGAAGACTGGTAAATGGAAAGAAGTCTGGAAACCTAAAGAAAAAATATTCGATAAATTGAGAAAGAATTTTGTTTTTCTTTGCAAAGATGAAGATGATTTAGCTGTTGCTTATTGCAGAGAAGATAAATTTGAGAAATTCAAAAGTAAATTAAAGGAGTATGAAATATGAGAGCAATTATACTAGCTGCAGGACAAGGAACAAGATTAAAACCTTATACTGATGATACACCTAAATGCCTTTTAAAAGTCGGAGGAAAGGAAATATTAGGTTGGCAATTAGATGGATTAAGTAAAAGTGGTATTTATGATGTTACTATTGTGACTGGATTTCAACATGATAAAGTTGAAAAATTTATCGAAAAATATAATCATATGAATGTAGAGTTAATATACAACACCCAATATTCGACTACTAATAATGCCTTCTCTTTGGGATTGGCATTAGAAGAAAATGATAATGGTTTTATAGTATTAAATGGAGATACAATATGCCATCCAGATGTAATTAGGAATGTAGTATTATCTCCTGTTTCAAATTGTATGGCTATCCAAAAGAAAGATTACATAGAAGAAGATATGAAAGTTACTGTAGATGAGAGTTATTTCCCACATAAGATATTAGAGGTAAGCAAAGAAATAAAAGACTCTTATGGAGAGTTTATGGGAATAGCAAAATTCACTGATAATATTACACGTTTTAAAAAACATCTTTATGAGTGTGATAAGAATCAATGGTTTGAACATGCTATAAATCCCTTTCTTAAACAGAAACCTTATCATGACGGTACTTATATGATAGATGTAACTAATTTTCCTTCCATAGAAATAGATTTTGAAGAAGATTTATTAGAAGCTAGAGAAATATTTATTTGGGGAATGCCTGATTGGGAATTTGGAATTAGACATAAAGCTAAAATGCATCAAGATAATGCTTTAAGATTACTAATAGATACTGTTGAAACATTTAAAAAACACGATATAAAATATTGGCTTTGTTGGGGAACTTTGTTAGGATTAGTTAGAGATGGAGCTTTTATTTCTTGGGATACAGATATGGATATATCAGCTCATTGGGAAGATAGAGAAAAAATAATCCATAAAGTAGAAGTAGATTTAATTAAGAAAGGATGTTTCATTCCTAAAGAAGAAGTTTGTTTCCCTGAAGATAGGTGGTATATAAGAGATAAAGAAAAAATACAAGTAACTTTATCAGAAGATAAGGGAGACAAGTATGTTGCTGCACCTAAAAGAAGTCCTCTAGGATATCCAAAACACTTCTTAGATAATTTAATAGATTTTGAGTTTAAAGGATATACTTTTAAAGTTCCATGTCATACGGAAGAGTTTTTAGAACTATGTTATGGAGCAGATTGGAAGATACCAAAAGAAGGAAAGAAACCAGCAAGACTTCCAGAGTCATGTTAATAAAAACTATGAAAGGAATACAATAATATGATTAAAGTATGCTTTTTACAAACTTCATATACTAATGATATACTATTAGAGCATCTTAAAAAGATGACTCCAGGAAGAAAAGGTATATGGAAAAATATAGAAGGAATAACTGACCCAAATAAAGCTGATTTTGTAGTGTTTATAGATTACTCTAGAGAATGGGAAGATAAAGTTCCTGCTGAAAAGAAAATTTATATAGGTGCTCACGCATATGCTCATAGCTCGTATGTAAATTTTGATGATAAAAAATGCGTAGCTAAGTTAGACCAGAGAGATACTTTTGGATTTGGAGAATGGTGGCTAGATGAAGACTATGACACTCTCGTAGCTATGAAACCACCTCAAAAGACTAAAGATTTAAGTTGTATATTATCTAATGAAAGAAATCATGTTAATCATAGAATTAGAATAGAATATATGATGGATTTTTGTAAAAAATATCCTGATAGAGTAGATTTATATGGGAGAATACATCCTGAATTGCCAAAGGAACAAAGTTTAGCTAATAGTTATAAAGGGTTGCTTGGCATAGATAAAGGACATCCTAACTGGGGAAGTAAATATTGGTTTGGTAAAAGAAAAGGATTAGAACCTTACAAATACTCTTTAGAATTTGTTAAAAGAACAAATGCTAATTATTGGGGAGAAAGATTTTTTGATAGTATGTTGATGTGGTGTTGTCCTATTTATTATGGAGCTATTGGTCTAGAAAAATATATACCTAAGAATTCTTTTGTGTATCTTGATGTCTTTAAAACTACACCTGAAGAAATTATTGACTTATTAAATAGTAATTTTAGAGAGGAACATATGACAGATATAGCAGAAGCTAGAGACTTAATGCTAAATCGATATCAGATTTGGGGAAGGGTACATGGGGTTATAAATAATCTATGAAAACAATAAAATTTAGTATAATTATTCCTTACACTTATGGTGGTGGGCTTAGAGAGCAAGCACTAAAAGATTTATTTGAATGTATTAGAGTACAAAAGAGAGTGTTTGTAAATAAACTTGATATAGAGCATGTTATTAAGTTTGATACAATATTGGTAGAAGAACTTAAAGAACATAGTCATTTTAGAGTTCCTCAACTAGTGACTAAACATATTATATTAAAAGATGATAGACCTTTCAATAAGAGTTGGTGTGTAAACGTAGGAATAAAGGCAGCAGCAACCAATAACATTTTAGTTGTAGATGCAGATGTTTTATTTGATAAAGAATATTTTAAAAGATTAATATTATTTAGACTAAAATCCTTGGAAGAAGGTAGAAATACATTACTTTTCAATGCTTATAGCAATATAGTATGTCTTCCAGGTAGAGATAATCCGATAGTAAGAATACAATTTACTAGTAACATAGAAACAATAGGCGGTATATGGTTTGCCGATAGACTATTCTTCTTAAATGTTTTAGGTGGGATGAATGAAAATTATTTTGGTTATGGTGCAGAAGATAATGATTTGTGGTATAGAATCAAAGCTATCTTAGGTAAAATTCCATTTATGGATAAAGTGATTGTGCATCAATATCACCATTGGGCAGAACCAGCACCTGAAAGGCTAGAAATTTTAAAAGTCACTAGAAAAAATCCGCTAATTATTAGGGATAGGCTGTTAGGTAAAGTAGGAGATTCTAACCATCCTACAGAGATAAATATTGATGACTTAATACCAAAAGAGTTGAAGTTGAAGAAGGAGGAAATATAATGCGTATTTTGTGGCTCTATAGATATGCCAGTTGGTATAACTTTGACCACTGGTTTCATATGGACTTTGCTAAAACTATAAAGAAACTAAATGGTGTAGATTTAGTGGGGTATGGATTAGACCTAGAAAATGGTCATCCTAAATTAGCATTTCCCTATGATAAAGATTTGACTATGGAAGATTTAAAGAAAGAATTAGACTTTGATGTAGTTATTATCAATACTATGAGTAGAATGTTTGAAAAATATACTCCACCTAGATTAGAGGGGCAAGAGTTAAGATATAACTGTTGGCTACCTAAAGATTTTGCTTCTTTTAATAAAACACCAAAATTAGTAATAGAAGAAGACTACCATTATCAAGACAATGATGATTGGTTTTATGAAAATGGAATTAATTTAGTTCTACAACGTCACTATTCTCAATCTCTTAGAGGACAGAAAGTAAAACATGAGTGGTTTCCTTTTTCAGTGGATACTAATACTTTTTATCATGATAAAACAATTTCAAAAGAAAATAAAATTTGTTTCGCTGGTAATAGCGGAGGAGTAGCATATCCTTTTCGTAGAGGTGTATGTGAAATATTAAAAGATAAAGCGTATTTTGTAAATAAAAAAGCTACATGTAAAGAACAAAGTTATCTTGCTTGTTTACATAACTATATTTGTCACTTGAATGGTTCTAGCCTTTTTGATATTAGTTCAGCTAAAATGTTTGAAATAATGGCTTCAGGTAGTTTGTTGTTTACTAATGAATCTGATAAATATGGACTAAAAATGTTATTTCCTGAAGGAAGTTATTGCACATATAAAGAAGACTTCTCTGATTTGCTTGAAAAGGCAAGTATGATAATACATAATAAATATTATGTGGGTTCAGCTACAAATAGAGCAAGGTCTTGTATCGAATCAAGACATACTCATGAGATAAGGGCACAGCAATTAGTAGACCTGATAAGAAAAAAATATAAAAAATTAAGATATAAATACGTGGAAAGTAGTATAATAGAAGAGGTTCCAGAAATTGTTACTCCAAAAGTTATTGTTCCAGAAAAAAATACTCCAAGTTTAGAAGAAAGTATTACACCAGAAAAAGTAGTGTTTAAACCTAAACTTAAAATTATAGAATCTAAACCTGAAAAATCTATAAATTTTATGATGGAATCTGTAGCAGATAATAATGTTAAAAGAGTTATGTTAACTGGTGGAGAAGGTTTCTTAGGTTCACATGTAAATATACAATTATTGCATAGAGGACATAAAGTTTTCATTCCTAAAATTGAAGAATATGATTTAAGGAAGCTTAGTGATATAAAAAAAGCTTATGCTGACTTTAAACCTAATATTGTAATTCACTTAGCTGCATTGGCTGGAGGAATTGAAGACAATATGAAAAGACCAGCAGAGTTCTTTTATGATAATGCTATAATGGGTATTCAATTAATGGAAGAAGCAAGAAAACTTAAACTAGAGAAATTTGTTACATTAGGAACAGCTTCCTGCTACCCTGAGAATTGCCCTGCTCCTTTCAAAGAAGAAGATTTATGGAGTGGTTATCCTAACATAACAAATGCTCCTTATGCTATGGCTAAAAAAATGTTATTGGTACAAACACAAGCTTACAGAAAACAATATAGTTTTGATGCTATATTTTTACTAGCTACAAATTTATATGGACCAAGAGACAAATCTTCTCATGTTATTGCTTCTCTTATCAAGAAATTCCTAACTGCAAAAAAGAATAAGATACGCAAAGTATCTATCTGGGGAAGTCGACCAGTTACTAGGGATTTTCTATATGTAGAAGATTGTGCTAAAGCAATAATATTAGCTATGGAAAAATATAATAAATCTGAACCTTTAAATATAGGGAGTGGAGAAGAAGTAACTATGGGTCATTTGGCTTCAACTTTGAATAAACTTACTGAATATGGAAAGAATGTAGTTTTTAATAGTTCTAAACCTACTGGGCAAATAAACAGAGTCTTAGATGTATCAAAAGCTAAAACAGAAATAAATTTTGAGGCTGAAATGTCCTTAGAAAATGGATTGAAAAAAACTATAGAATGGTATAAAGGAGAAATATAATGAAAAAGGAATTTAATTTATGAAAGGGAATCATAATCATAAAGGATATTTTAATCAGAAATATAATTATATTACAAAAGAATTTCTTATTTTGGAATATATCACAAATAAGAAATCAATTATCCAAATCACAAAGGAACAAAAATGTGATTCCTCAACTATTTCTAACAGATTAAATAAATATAATATATCTAAAAGAACTCAAATAGAAGCAGTTAAATTAGCAATATCTGGTGTTAAAAATAGATTTTTTCATAAAGGAACTGAGTTATCTGGTAAAAATAACCCTAATTGGAAGAACGGTATTAGTACAAACAACTTTTGTATAGATTGCGAATCACCGATTTCTTATGGAAATAAAAGATGTTCTGACTGTTATCATAAATATATCAAAGGCAAAAAAAGATGCCCTCTTTCATTAGAGCATAAAAAAAGTATTAGTAAAACCAAAAAACTAAATAAAACTCATGTAGGTAAAAATAATCCTAATTTTGGTAAAGGTTGTCAAAGTAAAGATAATAATTATAAAGGAGGCTATTATAAAAAAATATGGATGCGGAGTTCCTGGGAAATTAAGTATGCTAAGTATCTAGATAAAAATAAAATTAAATGGACATATGAAAAGAAAGTTTTTGATTTAGGTAATTGCACTTATCGTCCTGATTTTTATTTGATTAAAACTAATGAATGGATTGAAGTAAAAGGATACTGGAGACCTGGAGCTAAAAGAAAATTCAAGCTTTTTAAGAAAAAGTATCCGAAAGTTAAAATTACTGTTTTGATGGGAAAAGAACTGAGAGAATTGGGAATTCTTAAACGGAGGAAAAATGAAAAAATTTAAAGTATTATTTACTAGTCCACATTTTAAAAACCCAGAAGTGTTTTTAAGTACAATAATTAAAATGACTCCTGGTAAAAAGGGAATTTGGAAAGAAATGGAAGCAACAACAGACCTAAAGCAAGCAGATTTTGTTGTATGCGTAGACGGTTATCCTACACATAAATATCCAATAGAAAGAACTTTATTCTTTGCCCAACATCCTCAAGGTATTCCTGCCTTTAAAACTATGGATGATGTAAAAGATAAAGCATTAGCGGTATTTCCTGCGGATACATCATTATGTATAGGTGAATGGTGGATAGAAGAGGATTATGATACTTTAATGGCAATGGAACCACCTAAGAAAGAAAAAAATCTATTAAGTATAACTACTTATAGGGATAAATATTCAACTTATATTCATAGGATTAAGTTTTTAGAATCATATACAAAAGTTTCTAAAGATATTGATGTATATGGTAGGCAAGAAAGGCTATTTGAAGCTAATCCTATATTAAATAAAGTATATAAAGGAATTTTAGGTAATAAAACTTTTGATGGACGTAATAATGAACATACTGTAGGAAAGGGAGTATTAAAAAATTATAGATATTCTTTAGACTTTGACCATGGAGTCTTTCCAGATGGTGACTGGATAAAGAATTATTTTAGTGAAAGATTTTTTGATTCTATGTTGTTATGGGCAATGCCTATTTATTTTGGTAGTGATAATATTCAAAATTGGTTACCAGAAAATTCTTTTCGTTATGTTGATATTCGAAAATGGGATAATATAAATGAAATTAATAAAATACATGAGCTAGTTAAAAGTAATTTTAGAGAAGAACATTTAGAAGATATGAGACAAGCAAGACAGTTATTAATGAATAAATACTCTACTTTTGCTATGGCATATGACAAAATAAAGGAGTTAATATGAAAGACCAAATAATAGGATACTGTTATGTTGTTGGAGATATTTTACATAAAGGACATCTGTTGCATCTAAGAAATTGTAAGAGTTTATGTGATTTTTTAATCTGTGGCGTATTATCTGATGAGGCTTGTATGGAAAAAAAGCCTAAACCGATAAAGTCATTTGATGAAAGATTAGAACTTATTGCAAACTTAAAGAATGTAGATATGGCAGTATGTCAAGAAGAATATTCTCCATTAACTAATTGTAAGGCATTGAAACCTGACATTTTATTTGAAAGTGCCAGTCATAGTGAGATGCCAGCAAACAATTATATTAATAGTATTAATGGTAAAGTTGTAGTGATGCCATACTACTCAGTACAGAGTAGTACAAAAATAAAAGAAAAAATAAGAGAGGAAAATAAATGATAAAATTTATATCGATATTTATATTAAGTCTTATGCTAACTGGTTGTGCTGGAACTGGATTTAACAAAAAATGTACTGTAATGCCCGATGAAGTTTGGGTCGGTGCTGATATGAATGAACAAAACGATAATAATTGGAAAGTTGGTGAGATAGGAGGAGGGATGAAATGGAAACTAAAATAAGAAGCGCAAGCAAATCAGCTATATGGCGTGTTATGGGTGTTTTGATATTGGGTGCAGTAACGTATTTTTATACAAGACATTGGGTGCAGACTGGGTTAATCACAGTTATTCATCATGGAGTATTTCTTGTTGTATTTTATTTTCATGAAAGAATATGGTTGAGGATAAAACATCCTGTTGGATTAACTGCTAGAAGTATTGCTAAAATGTTTACATATGAAACATTGTTAGGTAATGTGATTTTAGGTACGATTACTTATTGTATTACAGGTGATTGGAAACAGATGACAGCAATTACACTTACTTATATAGGAATTAAACATATTACCTATATAATTAATGAATTTGTTTGGAAGAAAATTAAGTTAGGAACAAGATAATAGTAAAATAGGTGGTGTCTTCGGGCACCACCCCAAAGGAGAAAAATATGGAAAAATTAATAGAAAAATTAGCTGCATTAGAACATGAGCAATGGGTATTTTGGTCTAAGAATATATCAAGAACTCAAGACGTTAGACAGAACATATTAGCAAGATGGCAAAGATTATGGGTGCCTTATGAACAATTACCAGAAAAAATTAAAGAGGAGGATAGAATTTGGGCAAGAAAGGTTATCGATTTACTAAAAGATGGAAATGATTTATCTCTTAAATATAGTGGTCATCATGATGTAGAAGAATTTTATAAAGATGAATAAATATCGACAATTAGAACTGTTACTATATGAAATAGAATTAGCAATATTTAATGTAAGAGAGGTATGTCAACCCGCAACAACTGAAAAGAAAAAAGTGTATTATCAAATAAAGGAAAATAGAATTAAAAATAGAATATTATATCTAAAGGAGAAAGTGAAATGAAAGAGAAAAAAGTTTATTCTTTAATGATAGGGAGATATCAACCTCTCCACGCTGGGCATATCAAATTAATACAATCGGTTTTAGATGAAGGAAAAAATGTTTGTGTTGCTATTAGAAATACTATGAAAGATGAAAGTAATCCGTATAATTATGATGAAAGATTGTTTATGTTTATCGCAGAGTTTAAGGATGAAATGTTGGATGGAACAGTTAAAGTTATTAAAATACCTGATATAGATGAAGTATGTCATGGCAGAAAAGTGGGATGGGGAATTCGTGTGATAAGTCTAGATAAAGAAACGGAACAAATATCAGCAACAAAGATTAGGGAATCGCGAAATGTGGAGACCGATTAAAACAATTAGATTACTAAAAAGCGGTCTTGTATATAGATGCATAGTAATATTAGTCAACGCTATTTTCTTTAAATTGGTAGTGAAACAAGCCATGATAAGTTTTGGGGCAATGGGAGCTTCCTTAATATGGGGCACTATTAATATGTGTCTATATTATTTATATCACTATACATTTCTAAGACTATTTAAAATGGACGAAAGGGAAAAATGTCAATGCAAAAAAGAAAACAAATAATTTGGCTCACTGGAAATTCGGGAGCAGGTAAAACAACTTTAGCTTATGGATTTAAAAAACATAATAGCTGTGTAATCCTAGATGGAGATGAAATGCGAGATAGTATTTCTCTGGGTGCAGGTTTCACTAAAGAAGCTAGAGAAGAACATAATTTAAGAGTTGCAAGATTAGCTAAAGTGTTACTAAAACAAAATCAACTAGTAATTGTATCTGTTATTGCTCCATTTAGAGATACGAGATTAAAGTTACAGAAAATAGTTCCTATAAAATGGGTTTACTTGGAAAGAAAATTGAGATTAGCTTCTAATAAACCTTACGAAATCCCTATGGAACCTGATTTAAAAATAGATATAGATAAAAATAGTAAGGGAAAATGCGTAGAAATTTTTGAAGATTGGTTATTGGGAGTAAAATAATGGGTTTGCATAAAGGGCAGTCAAATAATGGAAGTTTTAAAAAAGGACATATTCCTTGGAATAAAAATAGGAAAATGGGCGAAGAAATTAAAGCAAAAATAAGACAAAAATTAAAGGGGAAAAAGAATCCAGAACATAGTTTATTTATGAAGAAAATATGGACTACTCCTAAATATAGAAACAAAGTAGTTGTTATTCATAAGAAAAGAATGACTAAAAAAATGAGAAAGCAAATAGCTAATAGTCTAAGAGGGGGAAAATTATCAGAAGAAACTAAGAGGAAGATAGGTGAAGCCGAGATAGGAGATAAACATTGGAATTGGCAAGGTGGTTTAAGCTTTGGCGAGTATAGCTTAAAATTTACTTCTAAATTAAAAGAAAAAATAAGAAAAAGAGATAATTATACCTGTCAAAAGTGTGGAAAGAAAGAAAAAGACTATTATAGAAAATTAGATATTCATCATATAGATTATAACAAAAAGAATTGTAATATTAATAATTTAATTACTATATGTCAACCATGTAATGTTATTGCCAACACAAATAGAGATTACTGGTTTGCTTATTACACCTATATAATGGAGAATTAGAAATGTCAGAAAAAAATTTAATTTTAACTGTGGGAAACATAGGAAGTGGTAAATCTACTGTTGCTTCTAAATATCAAAAGAAAGACTATGTTATAATTTCTAGAGATGCTATGCGCTATGGTATAGGTGGAGGTAAATATATATTTAATACTGAATATGAACCTATTATTATAGATTCTGCTCATAATATGGCTAAGAAATTTATGAAGCTAGGGGTTAATTTACTTATTGATGAAGTTAATGTAGCTCAAGAATGGAGAGATTATTTTATCAATATGGCGAAAAAATATAAATATAAAGTTACTTGTATTTTAATGCCTAGATTAAGTCAAAAAGATTCAGTTGATAGAAGAATGAAAAATCCTCATGGGGGTTTTAAAAGAGAAGTTTGGGATAAAGTTTGGACTAACTTTTATAACAGATATGAAACTCCTACTATTGAAGAGGGTATTGACGTTATTATAAATTATGAAGAAAGGGAAGAAAAACAATGAGTTATGAAAAGAAAATAGGTTTTATAGGAGTTAAAAAAGGTAAAACAAAAGAAACGATAGACAAAATGATTTCCTTTTTACAGCACTTTAAATTATTTGTTAAGTGGGATGAAGAAACTCACGGAGTAGTTGTAAATGATTTGGCAAAGGCACTGTATTTTTTAAAGCATCCAAAAGAAGCTAAAAAATTACATGAAACTAAAAGTAGGATTATAAAACCATGGTAAAAAATAAATGGTCTAAAAGACCTTGGGGTAGATTTAAAGTTATTGAACAAGATAAAAATTACAAAGTTAAAATTATAGAAATTAACCCTAAATCAAGAACTTCATTACAGTTTCATAAATTTAGGTCTGAATTTTGGTACTTATTAAAAGGTAAAGTTACCTTTGTCATTGATAACCAAGAAGTAGATATTAGAGATATTTTTGGTTATTGGGATATGATTAAGAAAAAAGAAGTTCATAGGTTACAGAATAATGGAAAAGATGTTGCTAGAATATTAGAAGTGCAAGAAGGTAGATGTAAAGAAGATGATATTATAAGATTGGAAGATGACCATGGAAGAATTTAAAATAGTTTGTTTTATAACTAAAGACAGTCCATATATTGAAGTGGCTAATAAATATCTACTACCTTCACTTAAAAAGCTTAATATAGAGCCTCTTATTATAGAAGCTGAAAACTATCATAATTGGCATAAAAATGTAGCTCAAAAGCCCCTGATAGCCCTTCAGACGCTTGAAAAATATAAGGGTACTAATATCGTACTATTAGATGTCGATTGTACTGTGGAGAGCTATCCAGAGCTGTTCCAGTGCCTTCCAGAAGAGTATAGCATAGCTTTATATACTCTAGATTGGGATACTTGGTATAAAAACAATAGTGGAGTAAAAGAAGTACTTTCTGGGACTATGTTTTTGCGGAATACTGATAAAGTTAAAAAGTTATGCAGAATATGGTATGAAAATGCTATGGAAGTTGGTGACTGGGAGCAGAAAGCTTTAGGTAGGGTTTTGAAGCAAAAAAAAGATATTAAGATATATGACTTACCATTAGAATATTGTTATATAACAAGTATGCCTGGAGGACAAGAACCTCATGTGAAATGTGATAATGCAGTAATAAAACATTACCAAGTTTCTAGAGCATTAAAAAGAGGTGTATTATAATGAACCCACCACCAATTACAAGTTTACCTTTTATTAAAGTGCAAGACTTACCTAATGAAGAACGAAAATTTTTTATTAAAGTTATTAGAGAATTATTAAAAAGTAACAATTGTTATAGTTTATTTCATAAAGGAGGAATGGGATTAGATGAATCTGAAGAAGCAACGATAGAATTAATAAATAAGGGGTATCTTAAAATATTTATGAATAAAAAAGATGACTCATTGCATATGGAAATATGGGATGGAGAAAAATACATTGGAGGGGAGATTGAAAATGAATTGGATTAAAATAAGAAATTTCGGAATTAAACTTGATGAAGTTTTTATGTTTGAAGTGAATAGCAAAGATAAAACTATATCTGTTTTCTTTAATAATGGGAATATTAAGAAAACCATTATAAAAGTTACAAGAGAAGAAATTAAATTAGTTAAAAAATTAATTGGTTCAAAATAACTTATAGTATGCATGAAAATGAGGTGAAGTTCTATATATATCTATATCCACATATCTATGTTCATGGTCTTTAACTTTTGAATGAATTAAAAACATCCACTTTAAGAAACCTTCCAAATCCTCAGTGTATCTAGCACCCTCAACATATTTAACGTGTTTCTTAAATATAATCATGGGGGTGTTTTTGGGACTATTAACAATTAACCAATCTTCATCTTCCCATTGAACTCTCATTTTTTTGTTTTTATGAACAATTCTACATAAGTCACATTTATATTGTCTCATTTTAGAATGTTCATTAAATGTCTCTGAATTATAATAAAATACTTCTTCATATATTTGTTTAACCCACTCTGACATAGCTCCCATTATTGTATCACTCCTATCTATTAAATAATATTAAAACTCCAGCACAGAACCCATAACCACTCCAAATATAAAATTCCTCCCATCCCAAATTTCTATTTAAGAATGTGAACATACCCTCATTTTTAACAAAAACAGACCATATCAAAGTGTTCACTATAAAAATAATCCCTAATATAAAATATAATATAAAGTTACCAAAAAGAATTGGTATAATAATAAAAGGAATCCATTCTAAAACTGATAACATTCCCCTTGTAGCAAAATTAGCTAAAAATTCATTCTTATTAAATAACTTCCAGAAAAACCTACCTAAAGTACTTCCATCATCTCCCGAATCGGGTATTCCATATCCCATTGTTAAGGGAATTATTATTAATAGTATTAATACACACCACCATTGTAATACTGCGATAGCTAATATAGTTAAAAGAATAGGCATTATATATCTACGCCAACCCTTCCAGGTTTTATCTGCACCAGCATAAGAACCCAATAATCCACAAGATACTGTAATTATTAATAATAGTAATAAGTTTAGTAATACTAGCATTATGATTTACTTATGATATTCCAACTTGCTCCATTACTTATGACAGTAACATAATCATAATCTACTATCATTTCATATGTAGCAATCCCATCAATAGTTTCTCCACTTTCCCCATCTATTTGAACGCCTGCATTACCTGATTCTGTTGTTAGAACTTTAATAGTTAATCTTTTTCCTTCAATAGCAACTGCGCTAGGCAATGTAATTACAATATAATTGCTACCACTAGGAACATTTGAAGCATCTACTAATACTACTCCATCATCTACAGTTAGTGATGTTGCGGAACTAACCGCTTGCACTGGGTCATATCCACTATCTTCATAGTCTGCTTCATAGCCATCTCCGTTATTGTGAACAAAGAAATTTTCTAAATTTGTAGAAGTGCTAGCGGAATCTATAAAATAATCACCCTCATAAGAAGCATTCCCTGAATTTCTTACAGTAACATATATTGCAGTGCTATAAGAACACCAAGCCCAATCTTCTTCTTGTATTTGAGTAGAAGATAAAGCAAGTAAAGCAGGTACGCTATTATAAGGAATTATATAATACCCTTTAGCTGTTGTAACTGGCGTTGTAGTTGTAGATATTCTTATCCAATATTTTGTTACACTATTAACAGTAGTTGTAGCCCAGTCTGATAAAGCATCCCAAGATATTTTTCCATCACTTTCAAAGTCAGAAGTATCATCATCTAAAGTATCACTATTAGCTGTTACTTCTGTCCACGCTCCATTCCAATATTCTACTTTTAATGTATTATTGCTACCTCTTGTATGAAACTCAAATTTTATACCAGTAAAAGTTGTTGCGTCACCAATATAAAGATAGTCATTAGTTGAATCTAGCAAATCAAACTCTGTTCCACCCTCTGTTCCAGCTTCTGTAGTATCATCAGTGTAACCTGCGCCACTATCACCATTATATAATTGAACAGAATCAAAAGTTTCAGCAGTTTCACTTGAAGCTTCGCCACGATTTTCGAGGACTGCACTATTAAAATAGAGATTATTTAAAGAATTATAAGAATATCTAGTAGGTAGAAAACGCCATATAGAATACCCAGTTTCCTCCTTAATGTGTGACCAACCTGTGCGTGTAGTAATAGTGTTACCTATACCTTGGTCACGAAGGAATTTCCTATCAAGATTTAAAATAGCATAAATTTGGTCAAGTTCACTTTTATTAAACCTTCCACTTTGCACTAAGCCTTCTAATTCTAAAATCATTTCATTGTTATTATCTATTTTAGTAGAATTTGGAAGATTGGAATTGTTCCGATATATTGTCATTTTGTTTTCTCCGTTTAAAAATTATTCCCAAAAAAGATTACATTACTACCACCAAGAACTGCATACATATTATCTATATAAAAAGTATTAGCAGCATCGGCATTAACTACAGTTGCTATAATTTTATCTATTGCATCTTTATTATAATCTCCTATTGCAGAAATATCCCATGCAATCGCCTGAAATGCATTAGCACTTGTTATGTTAGGCGTAACTTCGAAAGTAGATACATATGCGTATGTTGGTGGTGTAAAGGCAGCTGTCCAACGTGCAACGCCTTTTGATAGTCTAATTTCATCTATCCAACCATCTAAATAATAATTATCAACATTGCCGTAAGGTCGTCCTATACATAATCCAGAACCTTCTGAATCTATACTTAATCCTGTTACGTCCCAAGTTTGACCTTGAACACCATTAACATAAAGATATCCATTGTTTCCGTTTCTAACAATAGCAAAGTGATTCCAAGAGCCTGTTGCCATTGCCCATTCAGGGTTCAACATTTAAACGCTCCGATCAGCCTTATAGCCTGTTTGAGTAGGTCAAACAACTTCTGCTTGATTGCTCTGTTGTTCATACTCTTATCATTTTGGTTCATTGGATTTCTCCTTTACACCAGATAATGCCCTGATATTCTTGCTGTTGCAAAAGCAGCAGCTAAATCAGTATTATCCATAGCGGAATATGTGCCACCTGAAGCCAACGATTGCATCTGTAAAGAAACTACATTGCTGTTAACATCAACCAAAGCTATCGGTATTTCATTAGCATTCCCTCCACCATACCAATTAATAGTAAGTGCTGCCCAATTATCTGCTACATTTTTATTTGTAAATGGTAATCCTGTCAGAGTTAATGTTCCTGTTCCTGTCCCCTTTACAATAGTAACATTACCAGTAATAAATACCCTATTACCTATTTTTACATAACTACCATATTGACTACTTTGGGCACTATCCCCAGCAGTAGCTAAACTTAAAACAGGCGTCCAAGTCCCTTCCTCATAATCATCTAAAGTGTTAGCGTCTGCTGAGGCTGATTGAGTGGCGGGGAATTTGATACCATTTAAGTCTGGAGTGTCTTGTGGTTGAACTGGGCGAGGAGAGAAAGCATAAGGCATAGCACCTTCTACTAACATAGCTCCGTCAAAGTAGGCTGTTGTGTCGCCTGTACTTACATTACAGTAACAAGTTATCATAGAAGAACCAGACCCTATTGTAGTTGTAACTGTTAGCAACTGCCAGCTTGAGTTTCCTGTATGATAAGATGAATAGTTATCAGCGGTTCCCGCATCTTCAATGTTTAATCTTGCTCTGTCTGCAACGGTAGCATATACCCAACAACTATAAGTTACTAATCTTCCCTTGTAATAATCTATTCCTTTTTCTTCATCTATCCTTTGCCTGATAGTAGCATTTGCCCCAGCTCTTGTTAAAGCGGCAGAGTATGTCCCTGTTTTAATAATAGTTCCTTCTCTCGCTACACTACCATTTGTCAAAGTCCACCCATCAGGAGCAGAAGAAGTCCCTGCCGACCATAGTTCAAAGTTACCATTGGTTAATAGGTTAGTAGGGTTAGTAGTGCCATCTCCACCTACAAGGTGAGTAGTTAGAGTGACATCTCCAGTAGCACTTAAAGTAGAGAATGACCCATCAGCTGGTGTTGTACCACCTACTATACCGTCAAATGTTCCTGCATTAATGTCTGCTGTGGTTGCTACTAAGGAAGCTATTGTGCCAAGCGAAGTTAATGAGGAAGCTAATACTGTAGCACCTAGCGTAGTTGCATTGAGTACAGATACATTATTAATTTGATAATCATTCCCTGTAACTAAGTCTATGCCATCTGCATCTAGAACACCGCAATCTGCTAAAGTTACACCAGAAGTAGCTGTTATTGTCATTTCATTAGCTGCACTTCTTTCTATTGAGACATCTTGCCCTAAACCTAAATATATCTTTCCTGCATCACCAATATAAAGACTTAACCATTCTTTATCTACCGAACCTAAACTATGTGTATCTGCTGCAGCAGGTAGCAAAGAAGTATTTATCGCCACTGAAGAAAGATTGCTAAGAGCTTTATTAGCACCTGGTTCTGTAGCAGACATTTCATATAGTGGTCTTAAATCCGCATAAATATATCCATCGGTAGGGTAGTTGGATTTGTCGTGATATTCTACTATTTTTGTAGCAGTTGTAGGAACATATACGGCATATAAAGGTATCTCATCCGCAGGAACTGCAGGTATATCAGAAAAGACAGGTGCAGCAACTTCACTACCACTTGTTACTGTAATTGTTCCAGCACCTGGATTATAACTAATTAAATCTAACCTAGGATTAACAGATGGAGCAGTAATTGTCCCAGTTAATCCACCTGCATAACTTATTCTAGTTGTACCGTCATAAAAAGGATAGAAATAATCTCCAATGTAAGATTGTGTCATATAAACTTTCATCGCCCAAATATGAGCAAGTATCTCGTCAAATAAATAAACAACAGAAGCATCTAATCCTTTATATCCATAAGATTCTATATCAGTTAAAACCGCTGGTGTACCATTATTAGAATCTGGGGAAGCTAAAGTTAAAGCAGCTTGTTCCCAAGTATCTGCTGTTCCGTTGGTAGTAATGTCCCAATAACTTTCATTGGCAGAACCATCCTTCAAATAAAATTGTATAGCAGAAGAAGTTGTATCACATCTAGCCCATATTCCTAGCATTGTAAAATCAGATATATCTATTACAGTACCTAATGCTGCTCTTGCTGCAGTTCTATTTCCTGTGCCATCTATTGTGCATTCTAAACAAGCCAATCCTTCATATTGACTAGCTTTGTTAGTAGTTACTGTAACTCCTGTTCCAGAATAAACTCCAGATGCTGCAATATCGCTTCCATAATCGTGGCTTTCAACTACTAATTGACACATTGCTCTAAATGGAAGAAAGTCTCCAGATGCTAATGCAATATATTGATTTCTCATATTTGCAGAGCTAAATCCATCTCTTGGTCTAGGCATAAATCTATCAAAATATGATTTTGTTATTTCCGTTATAAGTGCCATTATTTTTTACCATCCTTTTTCTTACTTTTCTTATGTCTTTCTATTTTTTCTGTAACTATTATTTTGCCATTTTTATCTACTTTATATTTATAAAAGTCTACTTTTATTGCATTAGTAATTCTATTATGTGTTTTCATTAGTATCCCTCTGCTTTCCAATCAATTTCTCCAGCAACATAGGCTGCTGCTTCTGGGTCTCTCAATTTTAAAGTGAAACCAGTATTAGAAATATCTGCTTTATCCATTACAATACATAAAGGAGTATTTGCTTTATAAGGGGTTATAAATAATTTTGGTGTAGTAATAAATCCTCTAGTAAATGCTACAGCAGTTCCACTATCTGCAATGTCCACTGCTTGACTGCTATCTACTACATCAGGAACATCAAATAAAGAAACACTATTAAAAAAACTATCTCCATTATATCCTAGATTCCCTACTGCTTCAACAATAACAAATCTAAAATCCCAATATCTAGCTGTAATAAATCCTGGATTATATAATTTCCAATCGCCCCAAGTTATCCCATCAGCACTTTGTCTATCTTGAGCTATTGCGCTATAATCATCAGTAGAATATTGTTGGTATCTAAAATATTCTAATTGGACTAAGTGACTAACCTTAATTAATCCTCCAAAATCTATTGGTTTTATATCATAAATCCAAGTAGTTCCTCCACCTTCACCTATTGGGAAATCCCATTCATATTCTCCTTCTTCAGCAGTAGTCCAATCCATATCCCAAGTATCCCAACGATTGGTGCTTTTAGCCATTAATGCAATTCGGTTATAAGAAGAATCATATAGAGTACTCCAAAATTTTTGCATATTTTCAGTCATAAATCCTTCAAGAGGGGTATCCATTTTACCCCACTCATAATTAATATAAGCTGCATTTTTGCCAGGTCTTCTTGTAATAATTATTGAAACTGATGTTGCATTATCTGAATAATTACCTGCAAAGTCTATTGCTTTTATGTGGAATTTTAGAAGTCCCAAACCAAAAAATCTAAACATATATCCACTTCCCGCAATTACAGTATCTATTGGAAAAGCTTTATTCCATTCTTCACCAAGTCTAATTTCATATCCTTTTAAATCTACATTGAGAACAGGTGTCCAAGTAAATACTAAAAAGTCTTCATCTTGTTCTACAGTAAAATAAGATACATCATCTGGAGGTAAAGAACCACCACCTAATATTAAATCACCTTGAATTGACATAACCCCATCAACATAAGCTATATAGTTCTCACTTGTAATGTCACCAATTATAAAATTGTTTGCAGCATATAAACCATAACCATAGTATGGATTAATTCCAGCTAAATTTCCTAATCTACATTTAACAGTTACACCATCCCAAGGACTACCATCGTGAGTAAATACATCTACATAAGGTGAATTTGTTTCTGAGGCAGTAATTAAAACTCCTCCTTCACCACTTACTCCATAATTAGCTACTGCTGTGCCTTTTTTCCAAATAGGATTGCTATCTGTTGCATAAGAACCTTTTTTATCTCTTGTAACTGTATAAGTATCTGAACCTGAAGTAGTATTTGTAACTTCTAACCATTCTTCATCAGTGCCATCATTAATAAATAAAATATCTCCCACATCAAAAGTTGTGTCACCTAATATAGTTAAAGTAGATGAATCTAGAGCAGTCATATCAGTATCTAAAATATCGGAATCTAATGTCATCAAACTACCACCAACTGTAGAAACAGCATCTTTCTCAAATACAGCAGTAGTAATCTTTCCCCTTGCTCTTATATTTTGGAACTCTGCTATATCTGTGTCTATTCTCCAACCAGAACCTAAAACACCTGATACAAAATCAGAAGATTCCATTCTTTTATTTGCACCATCTATTGTAATATAAGAAGCAGAACCACTTACATTGCTTCCTACTCTTAATAATCCATTTGCTTGGTCTACTAAAATATTTGCGCTATCTGTATCTGAATCACTAGCCAAAGTTGTAGCATCAATATACCAACCACCAATTCTACCACTTATACTGGATAAATATCCTGCATTTGTAACACTGAAGGGAGCTGAACCAAGTGCTTCAGCACCTAAATACATACCAGTTCCTGGTAATAATCCTATATAAGAAGAACCTGTACCGCCAGATAATCTGTCAGTAGAAATAGTCCAGTTACCTATTAAACCACTAACAGCTTTCAATACTCCTGCACTTGTTACTGAAAATGGAGCAGAGCCAAAAGCTTCGCTACCAAGATATAATCCAGTGCCAGGAATTAAACCAATATATGCAGAACCTGAACCTCCATATAATCTATCTGTATCTAATGTCCAAGCACCTACTGTTCCGCTTACAGCTTTTAATACTCCTGCATTTGTGACGCTAAATTCTGCATCAGCAAAAACAGAATCACCTAATTGAATACCTACGCCTGGAATTAAACCTATATAATCATCATCTGTACCATAAGACAATCTATCAGAAGCTAATGTCCATCCACCTATGGCTCCACTTATAGCAGTTACAGCACCAGCGTTTGTAACTCTAAAAGGTGCAGAGCCAAATATTTCATTTCCTAATTGGATACCAGTTCCAGGAATTAAACCAATATAACTACTACCTGAACCACCGTAAAATCTATCAGATAGCAAAGACCATCCTCCAATTGACCCACTAGTAGCACCAATAGCACCATCTTGGTCAACAGTAAAAACAGAATTAAAATCTATTCCTGTTATAGAATTAATAGTCATATTACCACTAGATAGCTGATTAGTTTCTATTGTCCAATTAGCTATTTTACCTGCAGAAGCATAAATAGTTCCTCTTACGATTACGTCATTGAACTCCGCAGAACCATCATCTTGTATTTGGAATCCTGCTGAACCCGTTACAAAATCTGCCGATTCAACTGAATTTTTAGTTATTAAAATGTTTCCTATTCTAGCGTCATCTGTTGTAAAGCGAGCCATTTCAACGCCATCAGTATTATAAAAGAAAGTTCCTCTACGATTAAATTTAGCCATAACATTACTATCTACATCATATAGATTAATCCCTAAACTATCTATTTCAATACTTCCAGAAGTGTTTGTGATTTTTACATCTTCATTTAATTTTAGTCCACCAACTATATTATCTGCTGAAATTGGAAAAATAGCTCGTTCAATTATATCAGTACTATCATCTGATAAATTCCCATTTCCATCACCATAAAACTTAAATTCATTTGCATTTTGTAAATATGCATCATATGGTTCATCAAAACTCTGTATATCTCTAACTTTATTAGTAGTTCCTGGCTTTGGTACTATTATTTGGGCTAATTGTATTTTTTCAATACTAGGTGCTTTATCAAGCATTACTCTATCTTGATATAAATTAACATAAAACAAAGTAGTTACTGAATCAAATGGAATAGTTATTGTAGTATTAGAAGCTAATGTAAATTTTCTAGCACCAACCGAACCTGTTCCTGCGCTAATAGTTATTTGATTAGTAATAGGGTCAGTTGCATCTACTACCAAGCCACTAGCTATCCAAGGAGCAATCGCATCCTTTAATAAAGTGTTTATAGTAGTAATTAATTCAGCACTGCTCGCATCTGATAAAGGATTGCCAGAAAGAGGTTGCACAGAAACATGAGAAAGTTGCTTTTCATATTTTTGTGTAGTATTGAAATTAGCATTTTTGCCTATTAATTCATTTACTTGTGTAAACAAAGTTTTATAAGTATTCATTAAAATTATTACTTAGTTCCGCTTTCTTTATTTTCTTCCCTTTTTATCATATCTTGTAACAATATTATTTGTCCTTCTACTCGCTGTAACTCAGCATCTACTTGAACTTTTGCGTTAGCTAATTTGTTTCCATGTTTAACTTTTTCATCCAATTCTTTTCTTATATCTCCGATATTCATATCTACTCCTTACTGTTATTTAATTACCCATCCCTTTGTTAAATCAACCCATAATTTTTTATCAAATATAGCTCCTAATCCTTCTCTACTTCCTATTCTAAATATACAACTACAAAAATTACAACCTCTAAAATCACTATATTCATAAGCTATATTCGGCATAAAAGTTTCTGTAAAATTACTACCTCTTGCATCACATCTTCTCATAATAATTTTACCCAAAAATTTAGTGCTTTTAAAAACACAATTTTTCATATTAGTATTTGACATCATTGTAACTTTGTTTTCTTCTCCTATAATAGCATTGGAAAAGTTACAATTTGATATATCTGTTTTAACTCTATAAAAATCTTTTATTATAGCATAAGAAAGGTTTTCTCCTCTTATTTCAACATCTTTGATTAGTTCCGATATATCAATCTTGTTCTTACGATATACGCTTATTTTATTTCTAATAGCATTAGTCATTGGTCTCATATTATTTGTTCCTTATTTCTAGGCAGGATATCTCGCCAAGGTTAATGAGAAATTTCCCGAATTATTATTTACAGCTTCGATAAAATAATTTTCGTTAGCATTATTATATGTATCTGTTAAAAGCACTGTCTGACCTACTTTTAGATATGGAGAAAAAATAACATTAACTTGTCTTTTAGTATGTTCTTTCACATATTCTCTCAAATAATCTTTTGCTAAATCATCCAATTGTGTTTGAGTATATAAAGTTTCATCACTTATTCTAACATCTTTATATAATCTATCTCCTAAACTTGGTAAAAGATATAAATGGTCATATAAAGTAGTATCTGTTTCTAAAGTTTGTGCTACAGTAGCGTCATCACTTTGAGCTTGAACTCCACTACAACCAGTAAAAGTAGTTGATGTTTTTCCTGTATATGTAAAAGCATCATCAGTATTACCTGAAGTTCCTCCTGCGTTTAAATATGCTGTACCTGAACTGTCAAATCCTGTTGTATCTAAAACTGTTACAGTGGACTCTCCACCAGATAATGCACCATTTAACTCATTAGTGACAATTAAAGTAGCTTGTGAATTAACTATAATATTATCATAAGCTGCAATTTCTGTAAAAGCTACAGGCCAGACTCCATCTCTAAAATCAATTTTCTTAACACTTTCTAATATAATTTTTATATATCTAGCAGTAAAACTTGTACCTAAATCTTCTTCACTAAAAGTAGCAGCTTCGCCACCAGTTAATTTAACATTGTGAGTAGCATCACTAATTGCTGTATAAGTTATATTGTCAGTTGATGAATGTAAAGTAAAACGTATATCTACATCATATTTTCTAATTGTATCGGGCTTGAAAAACCCAGCAACTAAATCTATTGTTTGTATATTCTTAGTTGCTCCCAAATCTATTATAGCATAATTATATCCAGTTGTAGGTTCAGCAAAAAATTCAGTTTGAACTTGAGTATCCCATCTACCATCAACAATTGATGCAATATTTTCTACTGGTGTCATAATATACCAATATTCATAGGTTGCTGAAACCGATGCCTTAGTTCTATCTGGTATGATGCTTTTAGCAATTTTAAATAGAACATTGTTATAATCTATTACTAAACTCTCATCTGAATAAAATACTGTATATGTTGCAGTGGAAATACTTTCTAAAGTACTGTTTCGTTGGTCACCTGGAGCCCTCCATATTCCATTAGCATAGTCCATATTTCCATCATTTGCTGAAATAGTTACAATCAAACTACCTGTAGAATTGTATATATAAATAGGTTCAGTTGGTTCTATATTCATATGTGAAAAATAGATATTATACCAATAATATTGAGTAATTTTAGTATAGTTTTCTTTACTTGTACCATGACATCCAGACCTAGTTTCACTTCTATTATTTACTTCAACAACAACAGGTAAAGCCACCATTTGATGTGATTTATTATCAATCGCAACATTGTTAATATAGACGATAGGCTTTATATCTTCCAAATCTATATATCCTGCGCTACCAAGAGAACTCTTATATACATAATAGTTACCCTCTTCACTATCAAAAGTTAAAGTATTTTGTGATGCTAAAGCCTTATAGTTTTCCCCAGTAGTTACAAAATCTACATCATCTCCAAACATTAAATCTGTTGGGTCAGCATTTTTTCCATAAAAACTAACTCTAGTGTAGATATCTTCATCATCCATATAATCTATTTTTTGCATTAAATTTAATGTGTAATCTGCAATTGTTTTTTGAGTTAAATATGATGCCCAAATCTTATCATCTCCTTGAGTTCTAATAATATAATTAGGAGCTAAATATTTTCTCAATTTTTCTATTGCGTCAAAAGCGTTATCTAGTTCTCTTGGTTTAAATTTAATACCATTTAACTCTATTCCTGTTGCTTGCAAGGTTTTAAGGCTATAATTAATATCGCAAGTTACTGTTGCTAATAAAGAAATAGCAGTATCTAAAATAATTCTGCCATATCGCTTATCAACATAGTCAATTGTCGCACCTGGAACAGTAAAATTACCAGAAACTAAAGTTGTTACTAAATTACTATAAGTAAGACTCCACACTTTTCCTGCTACATAAGTTGATTCATATTCCGCATAATCACCAGAATTATGTGCCTTTAAAGCATTACCCCCAGTAGCTGGTACACCTGTTAAAGTATTAGTACTTTTACCTGTCCAAGTAAATGTATCACCATTTATAGTTCCTGAACCACTTGTAGGAAATCCACTCCCAGAAGTTAAAACAACACTAGTAGCTCCAGCAGAAACACTAGAAGCTAAAGTAGTTTCAATAGTAATAGTAGAGGTAGATGTATTGGGAGTTAAGGTATCTGTTTCTCCTGTACCCTCCTCTGCTTCATATGTTGTTGTTAGATGATTATCTATTACATCTTGAGCAGAAGTTTCACCGAATAAATAATTTCCATATCCATCAACCTGCGTAAGAATTTCTTCTAAAATATCTTCCCCATAAACGCCATGAGTATAGTAATAGTAAGAACGGACTTTTACATTATAATTATTTTTGGCATTTAACGGTGTACCTAACTTTAATTGACCAGTTGGATAATAGACTTCAAACCCATCAAATTGTGGGTCTTCAGTGCTATTATAAGTATCTTCTATCATTATAACAGGCATTGGATTAGTAGCAATTGCATCATTGACAAAATCATATAATTGCGCTAAATCTTCATTAGGAGAAGCTAAGTAATTAGGAGTTAAAACTTCATTAGTAACTTCTACTTTTGTTCCTTCAACCTCTAAATCTATATCATAGTTTTTAAGTTTATTTATATAATCTAAACAAGTTATAGTTATAGTTCGATTACTCGAATTTTTATTTATAGTTCTTTGAACAACTTCACCATAGAAACTTTTCCAATTAGTAGAATCACCAGTATAATCTTCAATTAATTCTATTTTATCTCCAATTTTGATTTCACTTGCGCCACCAGACCCAAATGCACTAGCATTATTATCTAAGGTAAAAGTTGCAGAGGCACTTCCAAAATCTTTATCATATGAAATATTATAGCTTATTACTGAAGAAGTAAAGACAACATCATTGATTTCAAAGATATAAGTTCCTTGTATATCCTTAACTGTTATCATATTTTGAATTGTTTGAGTTAGTGCCTTTGCCATTCTATTTCTTCTCCTCAGTACAGATTGACATCACAAAAATTTTTTCGCAATTAGTACAAAGTAATTTAATTTGTGCTGGATTTATCTTTGTTTCTAAAAAACGTGAGCATCCACATTTACATTGGAAATCTATCTCAAATTTTATTTTTTTAGTTATTATATTCATAATATTAAGCCAGTGAAGGTATTTGTTCTAAGGTAGCCTGAACATTAAAAACATCTTCTTCACCATCAGCAATTAGCCTACTTTCATTATAAGATGTGAATCTTCCAATATGATTTACGCTATTATCATCCACAATTTTAACACTTGTTCCAGCTCTAAAGTAAGTTCTAATTTTATTCTTAAATGTAGAATTTACTGCATACCAGACCCAAGAAATTGGTTCTTTTACATATTTTGTAGCAGGCGTAAAAAATATGTTATCTCCGTCAGCAGATTTTGATTTGCTTTGAGTTGAAATTTCTGGGAAGATAATATCAGAATTTGGAGGGTAAATTGTTCCATCTGCTACCCAGCTTCCTGTACTTTTGCTATAAATAGTCCATGTGCCACGTGTTCCCATTTATTTTACCTCACTAAATTTTTATATTTTATTTTCATAGAATTATCTACGACTATCTAATGAAAAATTGTCTTCAAGTGTTCCACGTTTCTCTGAAAAATAGAAACTTTCTTGCATTATATAAGTAAGTTCTTGTCTCATTGCTACAAGATTTCTGTTTACTATATCTAATTGATGATTAGTAACATCAATTCTGGAGGTCACTTGCAAAGTTTGTCGCTTTTCTTCTACTTTAGTTTCTTTCTTCCCGAACATGCCAAATAGTTGAGCACCAAAACTTAATGCTGCTCCAAATCCTTGCATTCCTGGAATCATAGATAATATTCCACCTGCACCACCCATTAAACCTCCAGCCATACCTCCACCACCTGCTTGACCTGCCATAAAACCAGATAACCCAGCCATACCGAAACCTAATCCTTTTTGCAATCCTGCTGGTAATTGGAACCCTTTACTTGCTTTTAAAGCATCGGCATCAGTAGCTCCTTGGCCTTTTGCCTTAGCATATGCGTCTAAAGGACTTTTTCCTGCAAAAGTTTCTCCTGCCCAAGCAGTACCAATCTTACTTCCCCCAGCCACGCTAGCATTACTTATAGCAGTTGCATACATAGCTGAACCTTCCCTTGAAGCTTTTATTATAGCTACTTCAAATTGAGCTGCTGGTCCACCAAACATCCCTTTTATATCAAGCATTTGAGCACCAAAAAGGTCACCCATACCAGTCATATTAAAAACTAAATCAGTTAACCCTTCAGCAGCTTGAGATAAAATAGCTTCTCTCATTGTTTCACCTATTCTATCACCAAATTCTGCTAACCCTATATCACCTTTAAATAAGTCTACAAATCCTTCTTGAAAAGAGCCCTTTAATTCATCACTAAACTCTGCAACTTCTTCTCTTAATTCACCAATAGTTTTTTTCGCTTGAGTAAAAGTTTTTAATAATGCAGTTTTTCCTGCTTCACCTACATGCTGAATTGCTGCTTCTAAAGCTTCTGTTTCACCTAACATTAAACTAGTAGCATCTAAATTTTGTAGATTTAATTTTCCATCTTTTTCGTTTGCCCTAGCAATTTTTTCATTTATTTCAAGAATCATCTTATCTAACTTTAATCTCTCTATGGTACTTTCTTTAACTCCTCTTAACTTCATTTCCTCGTACTGCATTGAATCTTTTATTTTATCAATTTTCTTCTGGTCTTCTTTAGCTAACTCTCTAGCAACTTGTAATTCACTCTTTTTTATTAGTAACTGGTCTTTTAATATATCTACAGTTGCATTAAAAAGTTTTTGATTCATTTCTAACATGTTAGCATTATTAAAAATATATTTAGAGATTCTTAAACGGGCATCTGCTTCTGCATCTACAGAACTTTTAGTACTTTCAGCTAACTCTTTACCAATTGATTTCATTTCTTTTTGAAACCCAATTTCTTCTTTTGTTAATTTCTTTTTTTTCTCTAATAACACATTGGCCTGTTTCATTGCATCAATTAATCCACCGTGAGCTTTTGCTTGTTTGACATTTTCTGCAGTATTTTCTTTATTTAACCCACGAATTTGACGCAAAGCTAACTCAAGAGCAACCCCCCAAGCAGATTTATTTGTAGGGTCTTCAGTCTTTGCTGAACTTCTATCTGGACCACGTAAATATTTTTTTCCTTCAGCTGCCAATCTTTGCTCTTCTGTTATCTCATTTATAGTATTAATAAAATCTTTCAACTCACCTGAACTTTCTGATAATGCTCCAACTACATTAGCCTTTATAGAATTACCTAATTTGGCAAAAGCCATAGGTAAAGTGTTTTCTGCGTCCTCTTTCATTTGTGCAGCAAAATCTTCAAATGTAGCTTTACCATCATCTAAAGACTTTTTCCATCTATCAAAATCCTTAATTAATTGAGCTGCAGCTCTACCCCCTCTTCTCCCAAATACATCCATTATTTCTTTTAAATTCATTAAAGAAAGTGCTTGGTCTCCATATTTAATATGTAATTGAGTCATTACATCTAAAAAGTCTAGTGACGCACTTGGGTCAAATACAACTCCCAATTTAGCTAATGCATCACTTTTTTGCGCTACTCGTATAAAGGCATTCATCAATGCTGTACCAGATTTACTACCTTTTAACATTCCAGTATTTAAAACACCTATTGTTCCAACAAGGGTTTCAAATTTTATGTTCATCAAACTACCAATAGAAGCAACATAAGTCATAGCGTTTGCTATTTCTGATAACTCTACCTGCTGTGTACTATATGTATATGATAAAATATCAGATATTCTTTTGAATTTTGCTGAAGAAGTATATGCTTCATCCATAGATTTACCAAAAACATTGTAAGCACCCGCAACTAATTTAGCTATTTGTTCAGTATCGCCAAAAGTACCAATAGATACATTCATAATATGTTCCATACCAGTCAACTGCTCTGTAACAGATAATCCTGCAGAACCTAAAGCATACATTGCCGATGCAGCTTCTTTAAATCCTCTACTTGAAGATGCTGAAAAGTCTATAACTTTATTTTTTAATAAATCAAGCTCTGCTGCGCTTCCCCTAGTAACAGTAGCAACTCTACCCATTTCTCGCTCTAAATCTATCCAAGTTTTAATTGAATCTTTAACAAAACCAATTACCGACATAATAGCACCACGTAGAGCAAGCCAGATAGGAATAGTTATAGCTGCACGTCCAGCTAAACGAGCCATATTTTGGCCAAGACTTTTACTTGATTTTGCTAACTTATCTTGCTCTTTAACACTTGCACCCTGTACCTTATTAGTCCTAGCTAATTGTTGTTGGACTTGTTTTAATCCTTTAGTATCTCCGACATATCGTATTAAATAAGTTGTAGTAGTTTGCGCCATTTTATTTATTTAACTTCTTCTTAGATTTAAAAATCCAAGAATCAGTATTCCCTGATTGATTTTTTTGGTTCTTATTCCCTTTATTATCTACTAGCTTTTTATCTTTTTTACGTTCTGAATTACGGTAAAATGCATAAGCATCTTCATATATTTCATTCTCAAATACTATCTCTTCCACATCACCTAAAGCAACATCCAAATTTAAGGAGGCATAAAAAGACAAGTAATTTAAAAACATTAGTTGTTTGTCTGTAAAATTAAACTCATTAAGAAATAATTTTAGGTGTAATTCTTTAGCTTGTGAATATAATGCTTGATATTTGTCTGTTTTTGCCAACTCACGAATTAAACTATAAGGTCTAAAATTATTATATTTCATAGTATGGTCCTTACTGTTTATTTAATTCATCACTTATTATTGAAGAAGCATAAAAAGTTATTCCATCCATTCTTACTCCACTATCTCTTGTAAATTCATCATAAGTTTTCCAAACTGGTATCCACTTATCTTTTTCTTTCTTTTCAGATATTAAATAAGTTAAATATGAGTAAACATAAATTATAACTTGATGTTCTATAGATAATTCTAGATACGAAGTTTTCTTTATAGAAACGTCCTGTAATTCTTGTTGAAGAATTTCTATTTCTTTTTTAAATGCTTGTTTCTCTGCATCAGGTTTTTTGTCTTTAATCGCTTTTCCTAATTTAAGTAAATAATCTTCTTTCTTTTTAGTTATATTAAACATTTTCTCATCCATTGCATCTATATCTACACCTTTAGGTTTATAAATCTTGCGTAACTCTTCTTCTAAAACAAAGGTAGGATGTTGTAATAGCTCCATATATTTTGCAATTCTTTTATTATTAGCATCCTGTTTCTGCTCAAAGGAAGGTTTTTTTACTTTATATTTTATATCTTCAATTGAAAATATAAACTCATTATTCTCTAAAACTTTCTCTAACAAATCCATATTCATAACTTTTTGCATTTGTTTTTTAACTTCTTTTAGCTTAATATCTTCAGCTAATTGCTCTTCTGGTGTCTTACCACTTTCTAAAAATTCTTTATTCATACCTTACTCTCCTTTTCGTTATAAAAATAAAAAAGAGGGAACACTTCTACCCTTTATAGGTAGAGTCTTCCCCTAATTTTTTCTTGCCTTTAAACACAAAAATATCCATATCAAGTCCCTTATTATGGGCTAATATAATATCAAGAAAGTCTCTATAATTTTCATATATCAACTCCTTGATTTCTTTTTTTAGAACCTCTGGGCTCTCAAATAAATCAAATCTCTTCATAATCTTGCCCACGCATTTAGAAGAAGAAAAACCTATTACTTCTTTTAAATAATCATAACTTATATTTAAAGTTTCATTTCCCATACTTGCTCCTTATTTTTTCTTACATTTAATTACTATTTGGAGGGGAAGGAAATTAATCCCTCCCCGTTTCTTATTTTGCTATATTAAAGCTCAGTTTCATCATTTGTTACAAACATGGATTCGCCAGTTAAACTTACACCAATAGTACTGTAATCATTTAAGGCATTAGCATCATCCAAACTTGCTGGAGCTAAATCTGTAAATTTATATCCCATCAAAAATGTTCCTTTACCATCATCTGAATAAAGTTTTATAATAAGTTGCAATTCATCAACAAATTTCTTTATATCAAGTTTTCTAAAAGTAGAACCTTCACCTCGTAAAATTTGCTCAATAGTATAATCTTCAAGAATTCTACCCAAAGTAATACTAGTTGTTATGTCTCTAGCACCTTCCTTTACAACAGTAGAATTACCAACTTCTCTAACATCAAATCTATCTAAACTAATATCACAAGCTACATTTTGTATTTTATATAAGTATTCTTCACCAGAACCTAAATAAATGCTAACTGAATCAGCAGTAATTGCTGCCAAATCTGAATCATTTTCTGTAAACGGGCTACTATCAGTTATATAAGCTGCAGCAGAATACATAAATCTAAAAACATCACCACTTGCTGAGAGTGGAATAGTTATAGTTTGAGTTCCATTATCCCAAGTAAAGTCTGTTCCTTCAACTAATTCTGTAGCAATACTACTTCTATATCTAACGCATCTTAGGAAATAATTTCCAGAATTATCTTGGTCTTCAACAGGAGCTGGATAATCAGCAAAACCACCAGAAGCTATAACAATTTGATGTCCTGCAGCAGTAGCACTATCTATTAAATCAATAAGATATTTTCCTGTTCCTCTTAAAATTATTCTATCTTCACCAACTAAATTAAATGTTCTTTCCGCTACTGCATCTGGGTCTCCTATATTTAAACTAAATCCTGCAAGTTTCTGTTTAGGATACCACACGGTACTTAAAAATGAAGCATCATCATCAGTTTCATATCCTGCAATATCTCCTAATGAAGTTTTAAAATCTTTAGCCTCTACTTTAACATCTGTAGATGCTACATTAGCTAACTGCTGATAAAACTCAAATCCTCCATATTCTAATTGTCTTAAAGTAAGACCAACTGTCGGAGTTGTTTTTCTCCAATCAACAAGCCCTTCTCTACCTAATTCTTCAAGCTTAGTACGATTTAAAGTAGATGTAGCTGCTAAATCTTGTAATCTATCTATTTCAGTAGATATGATTGTTGCTGCTCCCTTATATGGGAAGTAGCGTGGTTCGTAGTGGCTGGTATGTATAATTTTATTTTCCTCCTATGAAAATGTAATTGTACTGGTTGACTCTCCTCTCCTTGGAAGAATCTTATTTATCTGTCTTACTTAATTGTAACAATCTTACTTATTCTAAATCACTTTTATTTTATTATTCCAATTACTATAATGAACTCTACTAATAGTATTTGCCCATACAATAGTTTTCTCTATATAATTCATCGCCATAATTGGACTTTCAACTTTCATAAAATAAGGACCACCTCTAGCATAGTCATATTTCTCATGACCTATTCCTGTTCCTTTGTAAGATGGATTAGGTGGGCTACCGCCAAAAGAACCTGGAACTTTTTTACCAGAAAGAGCTGCACCTGAATATCCTCCATAATTAATAACAGCCCAATATTTTGGTAATTCGCTTTTCTTTCCAACACCCACATCAATTCTATTTGCTGTTATTTTTTGTTTATGAACTCGTATTGAATTCTCTAATTCATTTTTACTTCCAGACCTTTTCTTACTAGTCTGAATAATTGTTTGCATATGAGTTTTTGTTTCTTCACCCAATGCAACTAAACCATTTTCTATTGTAATAAATTGAAAATCAATATCTCTAGACAATTCAATATATCCTTTACCCTGCTTAGTATATCTTATCTTAGTAATCATTTTAAGTACTCTTTCTAATTTGAATAGAAATATTATGTCTGTATCGGTCTTTGACCTCAACCTGCTCTCCGAAATCCAGAGGGGCATTAGTTATCCAAGTAATTACTTTTAATTTGCCAGCTACAGTTCCTTCTATTGTACTTTTATCTCCAGAAGCATGAGCATAAGTTTGATAGTCAAAAGAATCTTTTAATTTATCAGTAAGAAAGGCTGCAAGGTCAAGTCTTTGAGCTTGAGATATTGCAAAAATATCAATAGAAAATAAAGGTTTTGGGTCTAAAGTTGTTGCTCCAATTTCTAATGTTTCTGGACCTAAATCTAACATTCTAGCAGTTACTATTGGAACAGAAACATTTTTTGAATAGACATTTTTAAAAGTTTTTACAGTTGTTATGCCAGTCCAACTTGCATTTAGTTGTGTTTGCAAATATTCAAGCAATGATAATTCCATATTACGGAAAACTGAAAAATATACACTAGCCATAATTATGCCTCATCTTTCTGTTGCACTATAACTCGAATCATTCCCATAGCACGCTCAGTAATTAAACATCTAGAACTAGCAGCATCTCTAAAGGTAGTATAATATTTGGTACCTATTTTTATTTTTATTGATTGCTCAAAATAATTTATATATTTAGATTCACATAGAATTTCTTTTGCACCCTGTGCCTTTTGCCCATATTGCTTCCAAGCAAGACTCTCAGGAGTAATATCAGAAACAATCCCATATATTGTTTTATGGTTTAATATAGTATCTGTAGAATTTCCTTCAAATGGGTCATAGTCATCACCGTAGGCTTTTGACGCAAAGGAAACATATATCTTAGTACGATAGTTACTATCTCTAAGAATTTTTTTTATATTGGGTAAAGATTTATTTATGTTTACCATTTAATTATTCTCCATTGGAGGGACGAATTGCTTCGCCCCTTTATTAATTATTCTATTACAGGTTTTGAAACCATTTGCACAGCTTTATTACTTCTTTGAAATAACCAATCAAACAAACCATCAAATTCTATCCTAACTCCAGCTTTTACTTCCCAGCCAGTTTCACCTTGATTCCAATTACCCATACTTCTATTTTGTCCGAAGTTTGCATCTACATAAGGAACAACATTTATTTTTTCTTGTTCTCTTTCTGTTTGTTGAACAACAGTATAATTCACGTTAGTTCCTTCACCAGTATTAAACACTGGGGTATTTACATTACTTATAGGCTTAACAGGGAATATTAAGTTCTTTATAAAAGCAATTCCCATAAAAAACAAAATCACTACTAAAAGTATCCAAGCATAGTTTATCAACTTGAAAATTGTTTTTCTTTTTATTGAAAACTGCTCTAAAAATCCCAACCACTTAATATCTTTATTTATATCAGCCATTTTATTCTTCCAATGAATCTTTTAAATCGCTTAGTTTATCATATAAACCATTACAAAACTCTCTAACTTTAGTAATAACTATTTTAACTTTCGGAATAATTGATATAATATCTAAAATTACTGTACAAATTTCTTTGATAGCTTTTACTATGGCTTCAAGTATTCCAACTATACCCATCAAAATATTTTTTAGAAACTGTATAATTTTATTCATAAGTCATTCTCCTTTTTATTTTTGTGCTAAAACTGCTCTCATATCCTGTTTAAATTCACCAAGTGCCCTCAAAAAATCTTCTTTATTTTCTTTGGCAAACTTACAATGTAAATCAAACTCAGCTTGGGTAACAACTTGTCCTCTAGGTACATGAATTTCATCATTTGTTAAGTGGGTAAATAATTTATTATCTATTCTATGCAACTGAAAACTAAGTCCACTTAGAAAAAATATACTAATTGTAACCAAGACTGGAGTAATTAATCGAAACCATTCAACAGCTTGTTTACTACCATTTCCATTATTTTTTTTCTTTTCATCCATAAAAATATTCTCCTAACTAATCTTGCTCCAATAATTCTATTCTGTCTTGACGAGTAGCAGTATTAGTTCCATCACTAATTTCTATAGTTATAATAAAAGTACCACAGTCCCAATCTTCATCACTTTGGAGAATATAGGTATAAACTCCATCCGCTGCTTTAGTCATTGCGACTGCATCGACTTTTACAGTTTCAGCAGAGTCATCAATAGTAATCTTTGCAGTATCGGCAGATGCTAAATTCACTATTGCAGTTATTCTAATAGCATCTCCTAAAACTGCTTGTTTTGGTATGTTAGTATATTGACCAGAAGATTCAAATTTGACAGATTTTATTCTTGGATATGACATTATTTTCTAACCTTTATTCAGGTTTTTTCTCTTCTTTTTTATCTTTCACCTCAACGGTATCGGGTTTTGTTTCTTCTTTAACTATTGCTTCCACTTTAGGTGGCATTGGCTTACTTGGTTTCAACGCAGGTTCAATTTCTTTGCCATCTAATACCTTAAAGACTTGTCCTAATATTAAAGCAGTATATTTTAACTCGTTTTGAGACATAACACTTTTCAGTAATACTATATCTGTTTCATTTACATCTAAAGCTTCTCTTGCATTATATATTTTTAAAGCTAAATCATACTGTTTGATAGCATCAGTCTGTGGGTTTTTAGGTTGAGTAACACTTAGAGCATTTGATATCATATCTGAAATATATAAAGTTTCTGGTCCTCTTTTAATTGCTTCCCCATTAAAATTTCTTAAAGCTTGGTAAAAATTCATATTCATCTTACTTCTCCTTTTCATACTTTTAGTTACGTTTATTTTTTTAGCTACACCTACGGAACATTATTCTTACTTCATATTATCCTCCCATACTTTTAATTGCGTCTATAAAACTTTTAATTTTCCATTATATAAGTAAAATAAGAAAACCAATAGTCTTTATTGAAATTAGCTCTTATATTACACTTTTATCTACTTTCTTTTTGGGCATCATAACAAGGAAAAAATTCCAGTTGTGTTATGCTTTGCAACATTAATAACTTTAGCAATTTTGGTATTTGTTGGTAAATCATTAGGAACATTAATTGTAATATCAGGTAAACGGATTGATTGATTCCCAGGGTTTATTAACAAAGAAGCAACCATTGCTATTAAATTCTTTTCAGTTGTAGATGGTTCAGGGTATATTCCTGTTGATACAACTTCAAAATTATAATAATTATTAATACTTAAATGTATAACCGCACTTCTTATGTAGTTTTGAATAATTGAATCACTGTAATTGGCATAATAAGAATATTGTATCTCAATGGTGTCTCCTGAAGACAAAGAACTAACTACTTGTACAGAATTATCATCAACATCATATGAATAGTCTCCAGAACCGAGTGAAGAATCATTGACCAATACTTGTGTTACCTCAATCACATTACTTTCTGTTAAAGTAAATACTGCACTGTTAGCATACACAAAAATATCCCCTGGAAGATTATTTGTAGAAGTGTCCTCAATTAAATATCGGACAAGTGTAGTTACATCTGATAAAGTTGTATCAGCCATTATTTTTTCTCTCCCTATTAAATAAATTTTTTCTATTCAAGAGTATTTGTGAACCTCTTCCACCTAAAAACTTAAAATTTTTCCTATAAAATGTAGATAGTAATTTATTGCTTTTTTTAATTTTTACAAATAACTCTTTTTCAGAATAATCCCATAAAATTTGAGTTAATAAATCATCTGCAACATCTTTGTTTATTGCATTTATTTTTATATAATATCGTTTCTTCTCTCCACCCAAACTAACCCAAATAAGAGCCAAACCTAAATAATCTCCACCTTCCTCTAATATATAGATATCTTGAGATTCAGCAAACAATATTTTAAGTTGATATTCTTTAGTGATATAAACACGTTTGTTCTCATGTGTCATATAAAAATCAGTGTCAAAGTTATTAGCGAGAAAATCAACTATTCCAACATGTTTTTTCTTGTCAGATGGATTCAATTTTGTTATCATTTTGTGGCTTTCTTGGGGTTATGTTACTTGTTTCTCAATTATAAGTTTAGATTTCATTGGGGGGGAAGTATTTTATTACTTCCCCCTATATCTAAAGATTATTTATCAAAATTGTCGTAACTCGTTTAGTATCAAGACCTTGTAAACTTAGAAATTGCATAAATATTTTTCGTTGCAGCAGCATATTGTTCAAAACCAATTACAGCTATCGCAAGATAACGGGCAGAACCAGTAACAACAATAGGGTTCGGTGACGTAAACACTAATCTTTCAGGTTGTGTACCATCTTCATAAATCAATCCACCTAACTCTTTTAAACTATCCATTTTCTTTCTAACAAATAACAATGGTTTACCCATCACAGTATCTCTAGCAACAAGGTAAGACAGTGTTGAACCTAATACATCGGTTGTACTAACTGACGCACCAGAAGTATCAGCAGCAATTCTAAGAGTTTGCGCAGAGCCAGCTAAACTTAATCTAATCTTTGATTTTATATTCATCATTGTAAGAGCTTCAGATAAACTTTGATTTTTATTATCATCCCAGTTCCATCTAATTATATCTTTATCACAAGATGCACCATTAATAAGAGCTAAGTCATCTCCATAATCCTGTACCTGTTCAACCATCGCAACTAAATCAATAAATCTAAATCTTCCAGCTCCAGAAATCGGTGTATTTTCATTACCAGTCGAACTTGTAGCAGCAGCTAATAGAGTTATAATCTGATAATTTTCATAACTATTCAACGCTCTCTCTATTGTTTTTTTCTTTCTAGCTAAAACATTTTCTTTTCTTGAAGCATAATCATTCAACTTAATGTAATACTCAGGTGTAGCTAAATCAGCAAACGTCAACGCAGCAGGTGTATCGGGGTCTACCCTCTCCTGTGTAACTTCACCACTAGATGTTATCACATATACCTTTTCTACTTCTACCAATACATCAAAATAATAAATGTAATCCTCAGGCTCAGCACTATCGGTGTCACATGTAGCATCAACTATATGAGGGTAAGGTTTTCTTGGGTCTAATGGTTCACCTATGATTCTAGATACTTCTAACTGATTAATTTGACTCATATCTATTGTATCCTCCTTTAAGAATATTTCTATATTATCTATTTCTTTTTTTATTAGTCTTAATTTTTATTGGGCGTTATTTTCTTTTCCAAAAGCACCATCACTAACTCTTTTTTGCGCATCCCAAATTTTTGTTGCAGCATTTTTATCTTTACTACCTTTAGTTAAATCTGTATTAGCATCTTCAGGTTTTTCTTCTCCAACTTTATCTTTTAAAGCAGCATTTTCTTTTTCTAACTTAGCAATCTTATATTTACTATCATCAAGTATATCTTCATCTTTCATATCTTTAGCAACTTCTTCACCTAGTTCTTCTCTTCTAGCTTTAATCGTAGCATCCTGAATCTCTTTATCTCTTTTAGCAATTTCAGTAATAGCTTCATCTTTTTCTTTAGTGATATCAGCTAATTCAGTAACTTTTGTAGCAATTTCAGTATCTTTTTTAGTTGCTTCATCTTTAGCAGTAGCAATTTCAGTATCTTTAGCTTCTATTTGTAACTTCAAACTAGCATTTTCTTCTGCAATCTCAGTAAACATTTTAACTCTAATAGCTTCATCAGAACCTTCATATCTTTCAAGTAAATCCTTCATATTTAATTTCCTCGCTTGTTTCAAGATTTTTCCCCTCGCATTATCTATTGAAATACCCAACTTACGCAAAATAGCTTTAACTTTAGATGTATCTAATTTATCTAACGCATTGCGAACATGTGCTGGGTCGTGAAGGGAGAATATTTTTATCTTTCTTTTTAAACCAGCTTTAGTTGTGTAAGATTTTATTACAGCAAATTGATTATCTGTCAATTTACTTTTTTTCTCTTTATCTATTCTTTTACTTTCCTCAATCTCACTATCTACATATTCTAATTCAGTAGCAAGTAAAATTTCTATCTCTGCATCAGTTTTTGTAGCATCTTCAAATAATGCTAAAACTCTCTCTTCAGCGGAAACTGTATCTTCTCCAGCATTAGATGTTCCTTTACCTTTTTTAATAACTTTAACTTTTGGTTTAATACTTAAATCTATTTCAGCAACAGTATTACTAGGTTCATATCTTATAGTAACTTTTTCTGTTTTAAAATTTATAGATTCAATTACTGTATAATTATTTTCTTCACCTTTTGGCTTTTCAGCTTCACTAACAATCTTTTCTATTGCTTGATAATCATACATTGAATATCTTGCTTCTTCTATGGCTGATTTCCCAGGACCAGGTCTTTCTGCTCGTCTCATAGACCCACCACATTTAGAACATTTCAGAGTATTACAATGCTCTTTACTAGTAACTACATGACCACAATCAACACAAGAACATTTATAAGCTGCTTCTTCAGGTTTTGTACCTAATACAAAATTAGCTGGCTTAATCATAACTTTTGCAAGCTCTAAAACTTCAGTTTTTTCTTCTGATGCCATCTCTAATACTCCAGCACCATCAAATGCAGGGTCTTCTTTAATAAGTAAAGCTCCTCCTGCCCATTCTATTCCATTCAAATTATATTCTGTCATAGCATCATTGGTAAATTCTTTATCTCCCCAAGCTTCAAAGGATATTCCTAGATTACCATTTTTCATTAATTTTTGGACTAGCTCATAATCTTTTGGAAAATTACCTTTATAAAAGGTTCCATAACAAATTATTTCATCATCAATTAATGTTGCCTCTAAAAAATTCCCCACTACATTTTCTCGGAAATGGTCAAAGTCAACTGCTTTACCAACTAACGTATCCAAAGATTTTTCAACCTCTGATTTAACTAACATACAACCGTTTTTATTTGTTCGGTCAGTATAAGCATATGTTCCTTTAAAAACTGCTAAATCTTTAGCTGGTAGCTTGATACCTCTTTTTTTAGCTATCTTATCTAATTCAGATTTATCTTTTCCATATTCCAAAAATTCATAGGTGGTATTAAGTGACATATCCTCCAAAAAAATCTCTATTTTACTTTTCATGTTTTATTTCTCCTTAATAAATTAGTCAACATCAAAAAGAGACAATATTATCTTTCGAATATCTCTTTTTCCTTGGATTCCCAGTTTTAAGTTTGTTTTACTACTCTTAATCCCAGAAACTATTTTATGTAGTCCAATTGAAAAGGCTTTAGAACCTATAATTGAAGTAATTAATTCTGCATCAACTTTTTGCCCACCAACTAGAATTTTAACTAAACCAGAATCTACTTTAGAAACTCCTATCATAAATTTTATAACACTTACATCTTTTGATTTAATACCTTCTAACTCAACATTTTGTTTAAAGATACTCTTAACTATACCAGATAAAAAATCTAAATTAATAATATCTTTAGAAACTGCACCTTCTATCTCTTTATCAATATCAATAATTGTGCTAGAAATACCTTCTATTGATAATTCTGTAGTTTCTTGAGTTAATATTTGACCTATAATCTCTAATAATTTTTCAACTAAAATCTGTTTGGTTCCAATTAAAGAAATAGTTAGCATTAACTGAAAAGCCTTTATTCCTTCTAAATCTAATTTCAGTTCAACTTCTTTCTTGGTTTTGGGGTAACGTGTTATACTTCCACCACCAGCTACACCTAATGGAGTTGCTGTTAAAACAACAATTTTATTATCAGTAGTTTTTATTTCTTGATTTGTGGTAGTATATACATATTCAAATTCATAGAAAGACATTCAATTCTCCTAGCTATCACTTGCTATTGTTGCTACATGACCATCTGCGAATTTAACCTTTAAATCTCCATCTGCAGTATCTACATAAATTATTGCTTGTCCTGTAACATTAGAAGGAGCAGTTACCCCATCTGTTACAGCCATTGTATTCTGAAAAGTATCTCCTGTTTTATTCCAGTAGAACTTAGCACCTAGAGTAGTAAGCTGTATAGTATCTTCCGTTGGTGGAGTAGGTAAGATTTTTCTTGTTCTTCTTATCCTTATCCAATAGTAATTTATTGCTCCTACTTTTCCTGTAACTTGAAAAACTGTTCTTTGTCCCCAAGTTGTAAGATTATCAGATTCAAATCTTATTGCTCCATTTTGTTGGAAACCATTAGTATCATCAGCTGGTGTAAATACTACCCAACCTCCATCAGTTTCTACATATTCAAAAGTAGGTATAATATTATGACTTGCTTGAATTGCTAATGCTACATTTATTTGGTCCCACTTAGAGGTTGCTGCTAAGTATATGTAATCATTCTGTGAAACAAATATCTGAACATCTGTACCTGCTGAATTAAAAGCTACTGTTCTATCATTATAAATACTTGTGTCATAAGAAAAACCAGCGTCAAGTGCTGCAGGGTCTCCTAAATATTGTCCTATTACATCTACTCCTTCACCTGTTGCTATCGCTTCTACTTCAAGACTGGTATTGGTAGGGTCTGATAAAGCAACATCTATAACGTGCATATCACCGTTTGTTGCGCCAGTATTATTTACTACAACATCTATTCCAGTTCCTATTGTATCGGATGCACTAAATGAAGAAGCATCATAATTTAAACCTATGGCTGATGTTCCCCCAAAAGTTACTGCATCAAAGTCAATACATATACCATTGTGTCCAGCTACTCCTGTAGTTAGGTCAAAAAATAAAGCACATTCAGAAGCACCAGTAGGGCTTAATATATGAAATCCTGCGGTAGAAGATACACCTACCTTAAAGTGAATATCTCCATTGTCTAATATTGAGCATATAGGGTGATTTAATACTACAAAGTCAAAGTCTGTTAAATCACTTGGCACATCTGTTCCAGCAGCAGCTATATTAACTACAATAGTTTCTTGTGTAACTGATATTATTTCACCTGTTGAACCTATGTATGAAGTATCGTTTGCATTAGTAACTACAAGGAAATCACCTATTACCACTCCATTAGAAACAAAGGTTTGCCCTGATTTATATACTGTTCCTGTAGCTGCTGTGAATGTAGCGTCTATGTCATAAACAAGAGTTTTAGTTAAAGTCTGCTCTCTTATTTGAAGTCCTACACCATATCGTTCTGCTACTGTATTTAAACCTGACCCAAAATAAGCTTTACCACTGCCTGAATACAAATCGCCTTCTTCTTGATAGAAAGTTTCATATGTTGTATCAGTGCCTATTCGTACATAGCCACTTATTTCGGTATTACCTATTACATCTAATTCTGCGCTTGGTGTAGCTGTACCTATTCCAACTTTATCAGCATACCCCGTGGCATTAACTACCAGAGTAGTAGTATCTACTACAAGAGAACCTAAATCTACAAGACCTGTGGTGGTAAATCCACCTGAACCAATGTTAATATTATCATTTGCAGTATGTGGAACTAAAACTGCACCTGATTCTCTATCCCAAAGATTTTCAGTAGCTATCTGAGCAAGAACCCAATCTTTGCGGGTTGCATGACCATCTTCTGTTGGTGCAGTGCTTATTGTCAAAGAACTAAATGTTGGACTTGAAGAAGTTGCTATATCTTGTATAGTATTTAACTGCTCCGAAGTTATTTTTAAATTTGTAGTATTATAATCTACACTAGCAACTTGAGATGAGTAAGCTAATCCATTCCCCCAAGTATCTACTCTTTTACCATATGCGTCATTCCAATTTGCTTCTTCTGTAGTTGTTGGGATTACATAGCCAGTGGTTAAAGATAAAATTCCAGTAGAACTATTATAATCTAAACCTACAACAGTTTCAGATATTGCAACCCTAGCTCTTGCATCAGTATAGTAAAGATTTGTTAGTTCAGCTAAATCCGCAGTAGATTTTAAACCAAATGCAGTATCAAATCTAGCTTGCGTGTAATAAAGGTTAGTACTTTCTGGAACTATCGAAGTATTTAATGTTTGCCAGCTTTTATCGCCTCTCCAATATTGAGCAGTGGTTCCTGCTGTTATATCATCTTCTTTAGCATCTAAAGCTACTTGCAAATCAGTTTGACTTGCCAAAGTACCAATAATACTTCCCCAAGTTGCACCAGAACTACCACTATTAAAAGCTTCTTCTATTGCACCTTGCAAAGTTATAGCTGACATCCCAGAAGCTGAAAAAGTCATAGCACTGTAATCCATTGGGTCACTGCCTCCAGGATAGTGAGTAGTAATATGTACTTTAGGAATATGAAGTTGTGCTCCAGTTAAGTCAGGATGAAATTGAAAGTCTCTACTATCTGCCATATTTTTTATCCCCTACATATATAATTCTTTAGCAGTTAATTTAATAGTTGTTTTTAATCCTTGTTTTACAGTTAGATTTGGACTCCATAGGATTCGCAAAATTCCACTATTATTTGGTTTTAGCTCTTTAGGATAATCCAATATTTCAACTTCTTTATGAGCAATTTCTATTTTAATATCGCTAACCTGAGCAAGAGACTCATTATTAAAAATAATAAATTCAAACTCTTTTGATTTACCAGCTTCTACTATTCCTAGAGGAATTGTATCTCCTAAATTTTTACCGTCTTTAGTCTGAATTTTCATTATTCTACCTCACTTGAGTCTGAAACTTCATTTTCTTTTATAATTTGGTCTAGTAACTTGTTTTGTTTGCCAAGAATTTCTAATTTTGCTAAGTCTACCAATTTTTCAATATCCAATTCTTTAACTGATTTCTCAACTTCGCTCTTAGTCTTTCTTGTCCATTTATCCTCAACCTTCTTATATTTTAATTTAACATTTCTCCAAGCAGACTGTCTTGCAGTAGTTTCGCTATTAGTTTGCTTTAGAACTTCATTAAAAGTTTTAATCCAAATTTCTCTAGCCTTTGCAGGTATGTTTTTTAGTTGCGCAGGATATTTCTTTAAGGTATAAGGTGCTTCCTCATATTTCTTTTTAGCTAATTCCAATATAGAAGCTTTTGTTACTTCTTTCTGACATTTAGGGCATGCAACTGAGCCTACTGTAATTTCTTTCTGTGATTCATAATCAAATATTTCAGAACAATGTGGACATTTAGTTTCTTCTAAAACACCAGAAAAGTTTTTAGTTTCAGGTCCAGTTCTATCATCTGGAACCTCATTGTCATTTACATCTTTTGTTTTCGTATCTGGAAAATCTTTAACATTACTATTCTGCTCTAAGTTCTGTGTAACAGGTGGGAACATAGTTTTTTCTTCTCCACGTGTCTTTTCAGCTTTTCTTCTTTCAACTTCTAATGTATAATCAACGTCTCCTGTCATTTCTACAAAAGTTTGTTTAGATATAGCACCTCTATCATACATACTTCTAAACATAACTTTATCATCATCGCTAAGAAAGATTTTTAAAGAAGTAGTTCTAATTTTTTCTATTTGAGTATTTTTAAAATATTTCGGATGTTTATTTTTATTTCGTTCAACCATAGTTAACATTATGTCTTTAAGTAAAGATTTAAAATCACTAACCCCACTATTGATTTCACCTATAAAAGGTTTAGGGTTTAAAGTAGATTCTCTTCTAGTTGAAGCAGCACCTTGCACAATATCTACAAGACCTATTCCAGCCAAAATTCTTTTTTCAATAGGAGCATATAAAACTCCATCTAAAATTTTCTTATATTCAGGTATCAAATGTTCTATTTCTGTATCAAAATTAGACACATAACTAGGTGTACCCGCTTGAGTTTTTCTATCCGATATAATTTTTTGGAAATCTTCTTTAGCTATTGCTAACTCATCGGCACTATAACCAATATGCCCTTCTAAAAACAATCCTTCTGTTCCTTTTTTCATAGTTAATAAATATTCAAGAGCTTTACCAACAACATCTTGTCCCTTTTTACCTAATAATTCTAAAAATTTAACATTTTCAAATATTCCACGCTGAATAAGAAAAGGAGTAGAATAAGACGTTCCCCAAGAATCATAGGGTTTTTGAATAAAAATTACTTCATTCTTTCTAGAAGGAAGCGCAATACTTTTATTTTTACTAATTCTTAATTTATATTTTTCATCACCTAATATAACAGATTCCTTATTATCAGATACCACAATATCTTCTCCATCAAGAAAATATAGCTTTGTAGGTAAATTATATCCACCTACATCTTCCCAAAAAGTTCTCAATAGTAAAAAGGAAGAACCCTTCCATCTTTCTCTATAATATTCTTTGGATAAATTTTCTATTCCTGTTGGAATTTTGCCTCTTAGAGCAAAATTTATATCACCTAACCACGAATTCAATAAATCATCTAATGAATCGTTGCTAGTTTCAATTCTATAATCCACATCTGCTGCAGAAGAAATAGCTAAGTCAAGTAATGTACTAGCCAACCCAGATGGGTCTTGCTTTAATAATGCTTTAACTTCTAACACTTGAGGTCTATAATCTGATGGTACTTTTATAGAATCTCTACTCATAAAATCCATCATATCTACTAACCACCGAAGTGCTGGCGAGGCTTTCTTAATTGCCATATTCTTCTCCTTTATTTCCCTGACTTACAAAAAGTTAATTTTTTTATAGGTTTATTATTGCACCATTCTCTATCCCATTGCATAATTGCAAAAACTTGGAACATTTGGAATAGATGGTCTTCTCCGAGACATTTATATACAACTCTGTTACCAGTTTTAAAACATTTTACTTTATTAAATTGAGTATCAAACTTGTTATCTATGGGTAAATCAAAAAGTTCCCCATATAATAAATGTTGTAATCTCTTAACTGACCAAGCAACAACATATTCCATTTTTTCAACTGGCTTACCATTTTTTAGCACAAGTACTTCTTTACCTTCCTCATCTTTATCTTTAACATAGTCTACTGCTACTTTTTCATTAAATGAACACCAGTTTAAATTTTCTTTCGGAAATACTTCTTCTAAAGAACGGAAAATTGCTCTTCCAGTACCATCTGAGCAATCAAGCCCAATATAATTACTACCTAATATTTCACCTAAAAATTTAAAAATTTTAAATTGTTCTTTATCTGTTAAATTATATAAAGTAATATTATAAACGTATCTATATTTTTTATTTATTTCAAAAAATATTCCTATTTCCGTTGGAGCAGATTCCCCAATATCCGCAGATATAAATACTGTTGCTGCGTTAGAGGGTCTCTCTACTATTATTATTTGCTCAAATAAATCAAAAGTATCTTTGTTTACTTCAAAAAATTTAACTCTTCTATTTTGATTATACTGGGGGCGAATTCTTCCCATATCAAAAACAGTTATAGCATCTTCAACTATTTCTCCTTTGATAAATATTCTAAATTCAATTGTTTGTTCCCCGCCAAAATCTCTAATAGCATCTACTTTAGATTTCTCATTCCAATTTGGGTTTACATATTGTGGAAGATTACAAAGCCAAGGTATCTTTGTTATATCATCCATTACACTACCACAGGGGCTATGTTTTATGAAATCTGTCATTCCAGCAACACGGAATACACATCCTAATTCCGAAACACTATCACGTCTTTTCTTATAAACTTCATCTGTTTCCATACTAGCTTCTTCTATATAAAGCCTAGTAAAATGCTTCTGAAAAAAATTCTTTCCAGGATTCTTTCCATATACGTTCATATTAACGCCTAACATATGATAACCAGTTTTTAACTTTACAGTGTAAGGGTTTCTTTTGGTACTAGGTTCATATAATTTCATAAATGGGTGATTTTCTACCCCATATAAAACATCTTCTAAAACACCTTCAATGTGCGAAGCATCAGCGGAAGTAAATCCAACCTTTTCTGCTCCTTGCAATATCATCGAAATCATCATATCTATTTTTTCTAATATTAAAGTTTTTCCAAACAATCTTCCACCAAAACAGTAAATATCTCCTAATCTTTTTCTTAATTGAAAATTCTCTTTTTTAGAAAGACTAGGATTTTCATCATCTAATAAATATTCATAAGAAAGTAAGGGGAATTGACCAAGCCTTATATTACCTAATATACCATCTTCCATCATTGCGAGATTGTCAAAATCCGAAAACAAAGTCTCTGCTTGACATATCGGATAAAACCAACTATCCATAAAATCTAATTCTTCATTTGATAATTTCTCTAACACATATTCTCCTTATATAAATAAAAAACCCGCTATAGAAACATAATCTATAACGGGTTATATAAAACTTTATACTTATTTTTTAAAATTATTTCTTATTAATAATTTTCTTCTTCCATGACCTAAATTCACGAATAATATTTCGTGTCTCCTTATCAACTTTTAATTTCTTGTAAAAACTTCCTTTACCATCTCTGGACATAAGCTCCCCTTAAATTAATATTAATCTAAAGTCTTTAACTCTTGACCCACCATTTTTAACTGTGATTCTAAAGCTTGCTTATAACACGAAAGAAACTGTTTATTTTTCTTTACTTGAATACAAAACATAAAACATAAACAATCTTTAAGTATATCAAGTGACGGAAACTCAATTTCTGGTTGTTCATTGTCCCATCTTTTTTTATTATTAAACATTGTTTCTCCTTTTTATTGGCAAAGATTATAGGAATCGAACCCATGTCTTGTAGTTTGGAGCTACAAATGTTTCCATTACACCAAATCCTCTGGCGGTAAATGAGAGTATCAATCTCTCGCTTTGGCTTCGACAGAGCCACGTGCTTTTCATTACACTAATCTACCTGGAATATACAAATTAATCTCTTGTATATTTAAACTGTTTTTATTTTTTAATAGTTTCTAACTTGTTATCAATAAATTTACAATATTTTCTTCACCATATTTTTCTATCGCTTGTATGATTAATTTACCAGAACCTAAATAATAATCATTAATATTTTTTGTTCTATGCATCCCAATATAAAACCTATTATTTATTAAATTAGTTATTTTATAAATTGTATATTTTAATGTCATATTTTTGGAGCCCATTGGTCGGAATTAAACCACCACCTATTCCTTACAAGGGAATTATACTATCGTTATACTAAACGGGCTGGTGGAGCCATAGGGATTTGAACCCTAACCTTCTCCTTGCAGGGGAGAAATGCTACCATTGACACTATGGTCCCTGGAGACTACGGAAGGAATCGAACCTCCATTAATGAGGTTGCAACTCATTGCCTTAGCCATTTGGCTACATAGCCTGGAAGAAGATATTATATCTTCTATAATTTTAGAGAAGGGTGAGAATTTACACCCACTTTTGAATCATCTTATCCTACAAGTTACCATGGCTTAATAGGACTAAACTACCTTCCCTGGAGCGTCTATTCGGATTCGAACCGAAACCAATAGATTGGAAATCTATCATGCTTGTCCGTTAACACCATAGACGCTGGAAGAAAGTAAAAACTTTCTATAATATTTGGTCAGTTGATTAGGACTTCCACCTAAATCCCCTTTCAGATAGAAAGGATTTTAGCAGTAGTTACATCGACTAGTATAGTAAACTACCTTTTAAACTATCAACTGTGGCAGTCACGACAGGATTCGAACCTGTATCAAGCGATTAACAGTCGCTTGTGTTACCATTACACCACACGACTTGGTTCTAGAGAGTGGAATCGAACCACCTCTGTCTCGGGTCTTCAACCCAACGCTCTACCAGTGAGCTACTCCAGATGGTTGGAATAGAAAGAATCGAACTTTCGCTCTCGGTATGTAAAACCGATGCACTACCATTATACTATATCCCTTGGTCTAGGTAGCAGGATTCGAACCTGCGTTCTTCTCGCCCCAAACGAGACGGGGTGGCCAAACTCCCCTATACCCAGTGGAGAGGTAGATAGTTAAGAACCTTAACACCTACCCCTTATAAGTGCTACTCTGCTTGGTTACATCTCACTGGATATTATTAACCTCAAGTAGCAGGATAATTTGGTAGCAGAGGTGGAAATCGAATCCACAATAATAAAGGGTATGAACCTTTCTAGCCTACCAAGGCTTGTCTCTGCATGGAATAATTCTCAATGGAATTATTTAATTTTATCTTACTCCTTTATTATACTACATTCATAGTGACTTTGTAAAGCTTTATTTTATAATACTTTATCAACTAGACCTAATTCTAAAGCCTTTGCACCACTCATTATACAATCGTGAGTACATAAATCAGATATTTGTTTTTTGGTATATTTAGGATGTTTTACTTGTATTTTTTCTAAATATATACTATACATTCTATCTAATTCTTTTTCATCCCATTTGCCCCAAGCAATAACTGTTTTTGTTTCGCCATAATTTACGCTAGTTCCGTCATGTATCATAAAATCTGTATTTGGGCTTAATATTCTTTCATCACAAGCTTGCATTATAATTGTTCCCATAGAACGCACCATACCTAACCCAATCATAATTACTTTAGAACGTAATCCTTTTATAACATCATAAATTGCCATACCACGAAAAACACATCCTCCAGGACTATTCCAATAAAGCGTTATTGGTTCATCTCCCTTATTATCTAAGTAAAGTAAGTTTTTAATAACTTTCTTTGAAGAAGCAAAATCAACCCCACCCTCTTCACCTTCATCCTCAATTTCACTCCCGAAATATATTGTTCTATTTGGAATTAAAATTCCACAATCGTGAAAAATTTCAATATCTGCTCTAATATATTGCTTCATAAGATTTCTCCAAGCTATTATATAATGCTCGCTATTTCATGTACTAAATCCATAAACTTCGCTACATTAATATTATTAATAATCTTTTTTTCTAAAAGTTTTCTAACTATCTTAAAAGCTTGTTCTATCTTATTTTTTTCAGTTACATAAGAAACTGACGGATAATAGTGATGAACTTCCTTTTCCCAAAATGGATAATAATGGTTAGGATATATATCACATTGTCCTATCTGATAATCTCCTGTGTTACTAATTGTCATCAATTCTGTTCCAGCAAAGCTTTGTTGCCCTGTATAACTTTCCATACTTTTTCTCCTTACATTTTATTCCTTCTGTCTCTGGCATCATGCCTCGGCTGTCGCCTCCGCTGATACCTTCGCCAGTCTTTCCTAACTTGTCTAAACTTACAATTGGTACAAGTTATTACCCAATCACCGTTTCCATAGGGTTTACATACTAAAAAACCATAATCACATGCTCCACATTTACCTGACATAATATACCTCGTGGTTGTTTATGAACCCGATTCTTTGTTTGCTTGGGCTTTAATTTCAGCTTGTATTACTCTAAAATCTGGAGTCATCTTATATTTCTCAACTAACCAATCTATATAATCCGAAGATACTTCCAACACATCTGCCACATCTTGTCTACTAACTTGTTTCATTAAATACATCTTAATTAAATGTCTATTATAAAGCACTTTGTCACGGAAGAACGGATGTTTCTGTGCTTCCCAGATATTAGTGCGAATTTTCCATAAAGCAATCTTCCCACAATGTGGGCATGGCATTGTTCTACTTCCTTGGTTTGCATCCATCCATTGTCTATGTCGTTTGATTTTAAGCTCTAAAGCTTTATATGCATCAGTTTTAGCAACCTCTTTGTCTTTTCCTATTAGTCCAAGCTTCTCCTTTACAACATTAATCTCATTTAGATTGCTATGTATAGCATTCATCATTTGTAATGGAATAGCACTGTCCTTGTCGGCATGCTCATTCATTTTATTCTGTAATCTAAGTTGCATTATTTCAAGATATATTAAACTTCTTAAATTATTCTTGTCTGAAACTGTGGTAGGGGAAAAATCTATTAAATACTTCTCCAATAGTTTCTTTGCATCTTTGATTTCAGTTTTATTTTTAAATAAAGAAGTCACATCTATAATTGTTGCAACAGTTGGAATTAGCTTTCGAATTGCTATTTCTTTAGCCTTTGTTTGTAACTTTTCCTCAGGCCAATGTTTCGAATACATTAAAGCTTTCAGTCTTTTATATTCAGCATCTATTTGACGCTGGGTTACTTCTTGCTTACTACTACTACTATCTTCCACAAACTCTCCTTATTGTAATATAGTATTAATATACATACTATAACTATTATAGCTCTCATATATATTATAGCAGGAAAGATGTAAAAGTTAAGTAAAAAAATAAAATAAATTAAAATAAATATATAATATAGTAGTTTATTTATCATAACTAAAGTTATATATTAGAGTTATAACAAATAGAACAAAATAGAAGCAAATAACGAATAATAAGCAATAAGAGACAAAAATAATAAAACATAGTATTAAAGAAAAACGATTGGATAGCTTGGAATTTCCATTGGAATAGCATGTAGCCATGAGGAAATGAAACTGAGCGTTTTGGAAGAATGTGCCGAAAAACAGTGATATACCGTGTGTGTGACTAGAATGGATGTCGGATGTAGATATTGCAGAGAGTGGTATAGTAGAGTGTGGTGGTGGGAGTGTGGGGCTGTGCTGGTTTTGACGTACCCCGTCAAGCTGAAGCCTTAACTCTATACGCTATATAGCTTTACTGTATATAGTCTATTGTTAGACTAGGGAAAACAAGCTCAATCCGAATATATATATTTCTTCTTCGGGTATATTAATCAATCATTAGTAATACAATAATAATAACAGTAATACTAATTATAGTACTTGTAATAATTATTATAACACTCTGTATTAGGATGTGGTATCTTAGGTGTATCAAGCGTCAAGTATGGTGTTATGCTCATAAGTAATAATGTATCATACATAGTAATAATTTTATTAATAACTAGTATGCGTATTATTAATAATAATTAGCTATGTAGTAATAGTATTATTATTTTTGGTAATGGAAGTATTTTCAATTTTATCCGCCTTATTTTCACCTATAAATAACCAATTCATGTGCAAGTAGCCACATGGCATCTTGAGCAATCAACACCGTTCTAATAGCATCCATTTTGCCTATAAATAGCCAAGATTACCTCATTCATGCAATCAATCAATGGTATAATAGTATTAATAATTTAATTCTTCTTATTAATACAGGTATTGTATTTGTTTATTTACCAGCTTTAAGTATGAGTTCCAATCCTTTCGGGTAGCGTGAGGGATGCGTGACTATAGGATAAGACATTATGCAGTAATAAACACTCTTTTTGACTTCTGATGTAATAATGAATAATAATTATTAATAGTGATTTTATTCTTGACAGTATACGCTGGTATGCTATAATAAATACAGTTCTATGATAAATTAAAGTAAGGTTAAATAGTAAAGACAGCCGAATCGTGAATCGAAACGGATATTATTCCGTCAGAGGATGCTCTCGTGCCGAGCTTGCTTAACCTCAACTGATTAAAATTGAAGACCTGGAGGGTACTCTACATACCTAATCAGATAATCTTTATCAATTAATCTTAGCCGTTATGATTATAAATTATAGACGGCAATACTAAGTTTTGCATTTTTAATAATTGCTGGGTAAAGCTGTTATTAATAATGAAGTAATACAAGTATAAAAGAATAAAAGTAATCAAGATTATAATAATTTATTAATAACAATCAATCAAGGAGAATAATTTATGCCAAACTTGTGGGGAATTTGTTTTATAGCACTTGTAATAATAATTGGTGTATCAGTATTAATAATTGAACACAAATTAACCAAAAGCTATGGAGGTAAATAGTGAAATTAACCAATAAAATGATAATCAATTATTTAATTGATTGCCTAGGGTATGATGAAATGATGATTAGTGAAATAAAGGAAGATTATAAAGGTAATTTGTCTAGTTGTTTGAATGAAGAAGAAAAAACAAACTGTATAAACTATAATCAGTAAACAAAGGAGAATTTAATGAATAGTTCCTATTTAGATTCATTGGATAAAAAGAGATTACGCCAAGTGGAGCAATCAAAGCGGATAAAAATTGTAAACGTAACGGTAGTAAAATACGGTTACGTCTTTTATGCGGAAGACCATAATGACCGTGACAGATTAAAGAAGTATAAATTTAGGCAGAATAAACTAGAAGTAATAAGGTAATCAGAATAATAATTTTAACTAACATCAAACAGGAGGTATAAGGTGAAAAGATTAAAAATAGCAAAGGTAGAGGAAGCAATTGAAAAGATAGGAAATAATCCCGAAGTATTAGCCAAAGAATTGGGTATCAGTAAAGCCCAAGCTTATTATTGGCTCCGTAAAGTAGAAGAAGAATCAAGCAAGCAATCAACCAAAGGAGATATTTCAGCGGGTGCAATCAACAGATTGGTAGATAAAAATCCTACCGATTTTGTTAGTGTAATTCCAGCAAACATTAATCCAGCAGATTATATTCCACAAGCCGACCCAAATTATAAAAAACGGGAAGTGGATGCTGAAATAATGTCCAAGATTGAAAACGGTATCAGCACTAATTGGAAACATTATGGCGCCATGTTATTAGTAGGTGAGGCTGGTACGGGAAAATCATACATGCCACGCCAAATAGCCGCAGAAACTAAAAAGCCATTTTTAAGGATTGCATGTGATGATTCAGCAATTTTAAAAGAGTTTATTGGCAAGAGGGAAATTATTAGTGGAACCACATACTTTCGGATGGGTGCTTTGATTGAATTACTGCAAGTGCCCTCAATAATTCTTTTGGATGAGGTTAATTGCCTACCGCCAAGCAAGCAATTTTTCCTACATGAGTTATTGGAACCAGGTTATAGGAAAATATTCTTAAAGGATGCAGGGTCTGGAAAAGTAATTAATGTCCATCCTGAATGTAGTATTTTCTTATCTTGTAATCCTGTCTCGGGAAGGTATGCAGGTACCAATAAATTTAATGTGGCTTTAGTTGACAGATGTATGACAGTTCCTATGGAGCAATTTAAGACCGAAGATATGGAAAATCTTTTCAAAACCAATTCGGAAGAAAATACTGAAAGCTTAAAACGGTTTTATTCCGAGGTTTTAAGAGTGATAAAGGAACAAGGATTACGGGCTGTTATTAGTTTAAGGTCAATACAGAGAATAAGCCATTTTCTAAAAAATGGAGATTCTGTAAAAACGGCGCTTTCTTATGGATTTTACAATTCAGCAATTGCAACGGCATCGGAGAGGGAAATGAAATCACTGGAAGATATTGCCAAAATTTGCTTTGGCGCCAAAGCGTTTGAGGAAATAGATTCAGAATAAGTAAACAAAAAATAAAAATAACCTAAAATTATGGAGGTAATTTATCATGCAAAGTAGATTTCAAATACTTGCAAGACATTTAGCGGAAACTATTAGATGTACGGTAAAATTCGAGGACAATGCAACACCTCAAACCGATGGAAAAATAATCACTCTTCCAACCTGTATGCGAGAAGAGGCTATTTATTCAGTATTAGGTGCCTTGTTACATGAAACGGGGCATATCAGATATACCGATTTCAGTCGGCATATTACCAGTGAATTATCTACCATAGAATTCGAAACCTTAAATGCCCTGGAGGATATTAGAATTGATACTTTAACCTCCAAACGGTATCCGAAATCGATGGAGTTTCAAGAGTTATTGGTGGAAGGAGTAATAAAAAGAAGTAAAGGAAGTTTACAGAAGGAAAAAATAGCGCGGAAAATTTTAAAGGGATTAATTTTAAAATCTTATAAAATTCCTTTGGAAAGGGTTTATGATTCAAAAACTATTAAATTGATAGAATCATTTTCCGAATATATACCGAAGGCTATAAATGCCGAAAATACCGAAACATTAGTTCCGATAGCCAAAGAATTAATCAAAAAAATAGTTGGTGAAATGTTAAAAAATCCACCAGAACCTCAGCAGGGACAAGGAACATCTTCAGATTCAGGTAATAGTAATGAATCGAAGGAAGATAATAAAGGAAATAAGCAAAACAACCAAAAAGAATCTGCAACGGACAAGAATCAGGAAGAAGAAAAAAAGGAGTCTGAATCAAGCAATCAAGCGCCTAATAATAATGAAGGAGATAAAGAAGGAGACAATACTCCAGATAATGAGGAAAATGCAGAAGAACCAAACCTTTCTGAACTCAAGGAAAATATTGAAGAATTGGAAAAGCAAGAAGAAATCAAAGAAAAATTAAATACAGATGTAAACGATATTAATTCGGAAAGAAAGGAACTGAAAACAGCAAGGCGCAGATGGAGAACCTATCAAACCAAAAGATATAATGCCCAAAGAAAAGGTGAAATCACAAAGGAAAAAAAGTATAGTAAATTGGAAGAAGAATGTAAGGAAAAATACTATAAGGCTCATGCAAATTACCAAAAGGCTAATGATAATCAATTCGATAAAACAAGAGAAAGGAGGGAAATTGATAATTCAATTAATACTTTAAAAAATAACATAGCATACGAAGCCAACAAGCTATGTGGTCAGGGAGAACCTAAAGACATCCTTGGATTTAAAGCTCTAGATTCTGAATCATTAATCGAAACCAAAAAAGATGTGGTCAAAATAGAAGCCACTCCCGCATTAGAGGAAATTATTAAAGAAGTATTAATAATGAAACGAGACCAAAAAATTGAATCGGATGAAGGTGCTTATTTAAATGAAAGTAGGTTTCATGATTTGTATACCTCGGAAGACCAGTTATTTTTAGACCCTTATAAACAAGAAACCAAAACCAAAGTTGCCTTCATAATTGATGCCTCAGGTTCTATGGATCGCAAAAAATTTAATCATGAAGAAAATAGGTTTAGCCTTTTAACCAGGAAAGATATAGCACTTGAAGCCACAATTAAAATTGCCGACGCCTTTAGTAAAGCAATTAATGAGGGTGCGCCTGCAGATTTTACAATTTATTCCTTTGGAGCTCGTACCGTTAGGTTGATTAATTCGGAAGATTATACCGATAAAAAATTCACCTATGAATACGAATCAAAAAGAATAATGGCGGGTACTAATGACACCCGATTGGCAAATGCGGTCAATCATGTGGTAGCTGAATTGAAGGAAGATTCAGAATGTACCGACCAAGCGGTAGTAATTTTGACGGATGCAAATGTTTATCCCGAGGATATTAATGAATTAACCAACAAACTACAAACCGACGGGGCTAGGTTCATTTTTGTGGGTATAGATATTAATGAAAATGATGAAGATGTCCAAGAATTATTTGGAGATTATAACATTACAGAACCTGATACCGCAAATGAAATTTTGGAACGAGCATTTTTGGATGTACTGTAAAGCAAGAGAGGATAGGGTCAAGCTATGAATCAGCAAGTAAGGTATCAAGTAGGAGAATTAATCCTCCGCATGATTACCTACTTGCTTAATTGTATAATACAACATAACAAAAAGGAGAAGTATCATGATAAAATACCTGATAATAATAATGGTAGTAATAATTGTAATAAAATTCCTATGGTATAAATACAGAGATGTTATAGGAAATTTAAAAAAGGCGATTTCGATTTTTATGATTGGCGGATTAATTTGGTGTCCATTAACCTTGGTCTATGTGACAAGCCACCCACTTTCAAGTATTAAATACGGTTATAAAATCGGTACAGGTTTATGTAGAATGAAAAAAGATATCGCCAAAAAATTGCCAAAAGATAGGTATGGAATTATGGCTTTTAAACACTTGCCAAAAGTAGTGGTGGATTTATTTTAATAATTATTAATAATTTTTTATGAATCAATCAACAGTAAAAAAATCCTACCATAATAATTGGAATTATTGACGCAAGAAAATTGCCAATAACACCTACTGGAATTAGTACTAAGTATTGACAGACAGAAAAACACAAAGGAGATAGACGAGGACAAGCTGGAACCATGCTCCAAGGAGCATAGAGTATATAAGTAAGTCAATCAACATGCCTACCACATAGGAGGTAAGTTAAGGATGTATCTGGATTTTATTAATACTATTAATAATACAATCTATGACTCCGAGGATAATCATGTAAGGGCGAGCATGAGGAAGCATGAGTGGAGCATGGATACTATACCGAATCTAAGTCCGTTACCAGAATAACGGAGTCCGTGATTGAATTCACGAATCAAAATCCTGGAAAAATCTTAAAATTTTGGCTATATGATAAATTCAGGATAGTCCTACGATATAGTACATTTAGGATAGCCCCGAATAATATAACCTTAAAGGAGGTTTAAAATGTTTGAAAAACTAAAACTAAGTCAAGAGGAAAAAAATGCAATCAAACCCTGTACAAAACACCATAAAATGTTCTGTACTGAATGTCGATATGGTAAAATATTAGATATTGGACATCCTACCAATGATTTAGCAACAGATATAAACCGCAAGAATGGATATAAATTAAAGTTGGGATTTAATATGCTCAACGAGAATTTGGAATAATTTTATTTTTTAAAATAGTTCTTGACAAATATTTGGAATGTGATAAAATGAATTATCAATAAGAACGCAACATAACCGAAGGGGAAAATATGAAGTGTAATTGTGGAAGAGATATGATTAAGTATAAGGGTGTTTTAATGTGCCCTGATTGTAACGCTGATACTATTAATGAGGAATAAACGTAGTTAAAAGAAAGGAAGCAAGATGTTTAAAGACACACAAGGCAGATACGAAAGTTTATCAGCTCGTATGATAAGATTACAAAGTATAGCAAGGACTTTGTGGCATAACGGAGATAAGATAAGAGCCGAAGAGATTGGCGAAGTAATAGGCAAAATAGCAGATGTTAGATTGAGATATATTTATCAATAAGAAACGTAGTTAATCGATAGGAGGATATATGGATGTAAGAGCAATCAATAACGCAGTTATTAAACTACATAACAACGCAACCGACGGTGTAACAATAATAAATAAAAAAAGATATATTTTAACATTCAATAGGTATCAAGGGCAATATGATATCACACTTGACGGAGTGGATATCGTTCGATACAACACAAGAAAGATATCAGTTGCAAAGAAGTGGCTAAGGGAGGAATATTCAGAATAACATGAAGGCTAAGGGGGAAAATATGAAATATAAAACATATAGAGGATTTAAAATAAATGTAGAAAAGGGGAAAACTGCCTCCTTTGCAACATTTACGAGGGGTGGGAAAAAGTGTAGTAATGCTATAATTGACGGTACAACGGAGGAAGACGCTAGGATTAAAGCAAAATTATATCTTGATAAATGCTTTCACTATAATAAAACCATCTAATGGCAGAAAGGTAGAAGATAATGACGAAACATGAATTATTATTTGAGGATATTTACGACTTGATTATGGGTGGACGATTCGAGCAACCAGCAAGAAGGAATATCAGAAAGTTTATCAGAAAGAAACATATAGAATGGGACAATGATAAAGGGGTTATTTCATTAGGACGGGATTTTAAAATAAAACTGATTTCAAAAAATGTAAAGGGATGAAATGGAAACTAAACTTCAGGCACTATGCGATAAAATTACAATAGACCAACATCAAAGGTTAAAAGAAACTGGACTTGATTGCCAATGTAATCTGGACAATGCGGTTGCAAGATATATAATGAAAAGAAAATATACTAATATAGACTTAGGCGGTTGCGGAAAATATATGATAGTAAATGCAACAGGTGAAATATATGGTATTAAAGGTTATGGAGTGATACATAGAGGACATTATTTTGGGACCCTTGATACTATTAATGACTATTTTTGGGGCGAATATAGAGCATATAAATTAACGAAGTAAAAAGAAAGGAAATGAAATGCAAAACAATATACCAAACCCAACTGTAAACAGGGAGAAAAGACCGCAGATTTTGGCAAAACGTATTAGAAATTTAATCAGACGTAAACCTTTAAACCTGAAACTGGGAGCAAAGTTGGCAACCTATCAATATGAATATAAAGCATTGACAAAAGAAAGCTAATATGCAACAATAAAATAAGACGATATTAATAATATTAATAAAGGAGGAACAAAATGACAACCAAGCAAAAAGTAAAATACTATGAAAAGATTTTAAGAAAAAATGGATTGGAAGAAGAAATTATCTGTGAAAATTTACCAGATATGAAAGATGTTAATCCCACAGAAATTAAATTGAAGATAATTGGAGAATAGATATCTATTAATAATATTAATAAGGAATCTATAAAGGTGAAAGGTAACTAAAATGGATTTAATTATAACATACATGGAAAATGGAGTTTTAAAAACTGATTTAATCAGCTACTCCGAGTTAAATTGGTATTTGAAGAACACCACCGTTTACAAATAAAAGTAATAAAAGGAGAAACAAAATGAAACTGACTATATGTGATGTTTGCAAGTATCAAGAAGGGAAGGTAGTAGAAAGCATATGGAGAATAAGTAGGAAGGATAGGCAAACTGGGGAAAGAATTGCAATTGACGCCTGCGATAATCATAAAGATTTTTTTAAGGGTACAACTGATATTGACGAGGCAAGGAAAAAAGTCTATAAACTAATGAGGATATAAAATGTTTAAACATTTATTAATAGTAGTAATAGTTTTAAACTTTTCTATATCTTTAGTTAATGCCAAAGAAGTAACCTATCCAAGCGACCTTTGGAAAGGGATTATAGGTGAGGCTGTTTCTGAGGGATACAATGGAATGTACGCAGTTACTTGTGTATATAGAAACAGACTAATAAGAGGAAAATCTTTAGGGTGCATAGCCCTAGTGCGAAAGGATCTCACTCCCTTTGTCAAGCGACAAGGTAAGAGATATGAGCAGATGGCAAAGGATATAATAATAAAAGTATTTATATTAGGGACTCCAGACGTTACAAAGGGTGCCACTCACTATGAAAATATAGAGCAATTTGGTATTCCCTGGTGGGCGAAAGATATGGAAATTACTTGTAAAATTGGTCAACATACGTTTTATAAAAAGAAAGTGTAGTAATAAAATGACTACCATAGATATAGTAAGAGAATATTATAATTTAATAATGCAACCCGTCAAAGACGAAAATAGCAAAGCAAGAATAAGAGAAATTGAAAATATTAGCTGGGATATAAAATCTATCAAATCGAGAGGAGATAAAAAATGAGTAGAAAAATATTAAAAATAAGAAAGCCGAGCATAAAACACGGGTTTTATGTGGTTCATTTTGATTTTGGTACTGGAACAGGGTTACCTGTATATATGACCGCAGAAGGTTTTGCAGTTCTAATGGCGGAGGAAAAATTAATAAAAAAAGGAGCATTACAAAAAGATTTAGAAGATTATAAGGAAACTATATTTACTCTAATAAGTAGTAAGGAGGAAAAATAAAATGGAATGTCCAACATTAAAAAGATTAAATGAATATCTGCGACATGAAATCAAAGACGAGTGGGTTGTCCATGAAATTACTAATCACTTATGCAAATGTGACAAGTGCTTAGATATAGTTTTACAAGTGATACAAGACGGAAAAAAAGTTGTATTAAATAAAAAATAATGCTTGACAACACCTCTGGAAATGTTACAATAGAAATAAGAGAAAAATAAAATGATAAAAAAATACTTAAAACAAATCCTAAAAATGCACAAAACAAACAAAAACAATACTGTTACGGAGTACTATAAGTGGGTATTACAAGCAGGTGAATCGTTTAAAGGTGCTCAATACCTTGAGAATAGGGGTAAAATGAAACAATGCTACTATAACGCCCAATCTCTAGCAATAAGCGATAGTCAGCATAAATATTATGAGGGTTGGGGTATTACAAGTTTTATAGGTTTACCTTTTGAACACGGATTCAATGTTAAAAATAATCAAGTATATGACGCTACATGGAAAGATGGAAGATATTATTTAGGAATTTTAATACCAATAAAATTTGTTAGAAAAAGTTGGCACGAAACAAGCTGTGCAAATAATTTATTATTTAAATATTTTATGAGTTTAAGAGGAGAAATGATATGAATTGTTGTATATCTAAAAATGAAACAAGTCTATATGACGAAACAAAGAAACGGTGGTATATAGTGTGTAATAGATGTTTTAACTTTATAAGATGGGAGGTATGATATGAACACCCTAGCAGAGTATATAAACAGTTTAAAGGGAGCAACAGTATCAGAGATTATATCTTTAGCTAGAGAAGCCTTAGAAGAAGGTATTATGGATACAAATGACTTTCTTGCAATAGTTAATAGTGCGAGGAAGGGAGGAATAAGTTTAATAGGTGCTTTCCATTGGCTAAAAGTAAAAGCTTGGGAAGTAGTTGTAAGAGAAGATGCAAAACTTAAAACTAATAAATAGTAATAATTACTAATAAGGAGATAGGGTCATGAAAAAAACTTTTGAAGATGGAACTACAAGGGAAGTGCCAAAGTGTAATGAATGTAAATCAGACAAAGATGTGGGGATATCAACATATGACCTTAAAAATGGTAGAACAGAGAAATATTGGGAGTGTTATAAATGTAGCTGTGTAATAAGAAAAGCAAGAAACTAACAAATAAAATAGTAATAATTATTAATAAGGGGAGAAGATGAAATGAAACATTTATTATTATCATCAGAAACAGTAATACCAGACGACTACCCCGTATATTATGAATATGCTTATATAGGGGATATGAAATTCATCCGCAATATGATTTTATTCAAGGGAACAGTTGGGCAATTAAAAAAAGAAATGAATTTAAAAGAAATCAGAAAATGTAATTTATTTGGACACCCTGGAGCAAGACTTGGTGATGAATTAACAACAGATATTAATGAATAAAGAGAGAAGAAATAAAATGAATATCAAAAAACATAACAAGAAAATCAAGCAACAGAAATATAGGCTTAAGAAACTATTGAAGAAGTTAAAAGTTATAATATAAGAAAGGAGAGTGTTATGGAACAAGTAAAAAATAGTGTATTGGGACAATGTCCTAAATGTAAAAAAAGAAACTTGGAATATGGTAGTAGTGAACCTTGCGAGGAAAGTTATTTTTATGAAGTTAGTTGTAAAAATTGTGGATGGGAAGGACAGGAGTGGTATAGTCTAAAATTTGATTGTTATTATGAAAGGAAGGAATTATGAGTTATACAAAAGGGAAGTGGGTAGCGATTAAAGTAGTAAGCACACATTCAAATGATTGGGGTTGGGATATAGTAGATGAAAAAGGAGATTCTATATTTATGGATAGCAAAGCCAACGCCAAACGCATAGTCCATTGTGTTAATAATTATGATGGGTTGGTTGAGGCTTGTGAGATAAGCAAAGAAGAATTAGAAAGACAGCTTTATAAAACAAACATTAGCGAAGAAAAGGATATACTTTCTATTAAAATTGGTATACTAAAACAAGCCATAGCAAAGGCAGAGGAGAAAGGAAAATAAAATGACAGGACAAGAGTTATTTCAAGGAATAAATGAGTTACTTAAGGCACTTTTTATTAGTGTATTTTTGCTAACTGCTTGGTTTTGTATGATTAAATACTTATTAAAAAAATGAAAGGATAAGGAAAATGAGAACATCATATTTAATTCAAAGACTTCAAAAACCTTTTAAAGGAACACCAAAAAATGTATTAGAACAAGTAATGGCAAACGGGCTACAAGTAACAGGTTTTAATGAGGAATGCAGAAATATATTAAGGCAAATATGTGTATTCGACTATATGGGTTCTGCTGAATTTGAATTTGGTGCTATCCCAAAAACATTTGCCCAGTTGATAGAAGATAGAAGCAAACTTATAGCAAAGGAAGTAATCGTACCATACCACTATGCTTCTTATAGAGAAGATAAAAAAGAAGGATATAAAACTGTATATGTTATATGTAGAGCAGAGGATGAGACCGAAATCTTGAAAAGAATTACGCTTTTTGCAGTAGATAATCTTAACTATACCCCTAAAGAAAGAGTATTGTTAAATGAAGCAATGACTGGTAGTGATTATAGAGCAAATATGGTAGGATGGTTAGAATTAGATAATGGCTATATGTTTTTTATAGATGAAACTATGTTTAAAAATTTTTGTGGTTTATTGGATATCAAAAAGAAAGGAGAGAAATGATGAATAAAGATTTTGGAAATAGATTGTGGGGATTTAGTTGGGGGCTATGGTTATTGATATGGAGCAACTCTGATTTTTACTCTGGGGGAGCAATAATTATGTGTGCATCAATATTAGTATATTTCAGTGTATTTGGTGCTGATAGATTCGATGGAAAATATAAGAGAATACTATAATGAGAACTAAACACCTACTCAAACAATGTGAGCGACAGAAGAAACAAAGACAGGAGGAAAATAAGATTAAGTATAAAAATCGTTACAGACCACATAACTGGTTGAGGTGATGTATAAAAAGAAAGGTTACAAATGAAACCACCCGATAATTGGAATTATTGGCAACACATATTAGAGGACCCTGAAAAAGTTAAAGCATTTAAAACACGGGGCAATAAAGCACAAAAAAGAAAAATAGTTAAGGCTATTAAATATAAAAAGTTTCTTAAAAAAAATCGTGTCTAAACAAACAACTTCAACCTAAGGAGACTAATATGTTATGGAAATGTAAACACGAAGAAATAGACAAAGCAGTTAGAAATTTTTTAACACGCAAAGGTCTTAAAGTAAAAGAAGTTTTTAGTTTAGCATCAGGACTTGGAGCAAAGGCTGAATTAAAAAATGGAGCAATATACAATATACCCGCTAATATCGTTTTAAAGGAAATAAATAGTAATAAATAATTAATAATATTAATAAAATAGGAGAAACAAAATGGATAACAATAATTGCGATAGGCATATATTCTTATACGCTAAAGGTTGGTATAAGAAAGTAGATGTGTTAGAAGATTTGAGAATATTAGTTGGAGCAAGGTGTGCAATAGAAACTAAACATATATCAAATAGCGATATATTAACAGTTGTTGGTGGATTATATTATGATTATATTTCAAAACATAATTTTGAACTATTGTTTAGAGATATGTTTAATGATATTTATCACTTTCAAGCGTCTGATAAAACTGATATAAGGAAAGTATTAAGATTAATGTTAAGAGAATTATGTATGACAACGGTTAAAAATGGTAAAGGGGGTATTATCTTGCGTTTAGGAAAACCCGATTACACCCTTTTACCTAAAAAAATAAGAAAGGAATAATAAAGATGAAAGTTGCAAATGATGAATTAAAAAAACTCATAAAAGTATTAGATAAATTAGAAAGTGATACTTGTGAGGTATTAACAGGAATATCAAAAATAAGTGATGGATTTGCTCAAACAGAAATGTTTAATTATGATAAAGAATATTTTGATATTGAGCTTAAATGGGGTGTACAAAGTGATTGCCAAAATACTGTTCATACAGAACAATATAAAGTTAACAGAAAAACTTTTGAAATAGAAAACTAAAAGGGAGAAAAAATAAAATGTTAAATGTATTTTCACTTGCTCTAATTGAATTACGCAGAGAAAACAAGAAAGTTACTTTAGAAAATTTAATACAATATGCTAAAAAGATTAGAAACTTTATGGTAAAAAATAGAAGGAAAATAAATTTCATAATAAATTAAAATAAAGCTTTACAAAGTAGCTGTTGGTATAGTATAATATAGTTGTAGATTAAAAAAGATTGGAGACTAAAATGAAATTCAAAAGGCTTGAAAGAGTAGGTTTTAAAAACTTTAATGATTTCGGAAAGATAGTCAAGCTTATAGATAAAGAAAAAGGAATTTATCTTGTAGTGCCTGATGGTTCTGACCAACATTGGACTATGAAAGAAAATGAATTATTAAAACTAAAGAGGGAGTTATGAGCCATACAAAAGGGAAGTGGGAAGTAAGAGATGAAAAGCAAGATTGGAATGATGGAGCAGTTTTTGATATTGATTGTGAAGATAAGCATATAGGATTTGTTACACGCTCAACCTTTGGTATATCAGATGAGGAAGCATTAGCCAATGCCAAAAGAATAGTCCATTGTGTGAATAATTATGATGGGTTGGTTAAGGCGTTGAAGTTAATTGCTTCATATAATGGAGGTTATCCAAAGAAAAGTGATAATCCTTATATTCAAACCTATAATGAGATTTGTGGAATAGCAGAACAAGCCATAGCAAAGGCAGAGGAAAAAGCAGAAAGAGATTTTAAGAACTGGAAAGACTGTGAAAATCTAACAAATCCTAATCTATAAAGCAAAGGCTGAGGAGTTGATATGAACATACGAATACAGTTTGAGAACTACAACGGCGACATTCTAAGTACAGCAGACTATCCTGATTGTAATATAGCTGATGAAGATGAGGATAAGGACACACTAATATTAAGAGTGCAAAAAGAGGAGGAATGATGTCAGCAGATGTAACATACAAAGTAGTAGTTTTACGATTAGTTGAAGATATTATCGAAGTTAGAGCAGTTATAAGTGATGAAGCCGAAGAGATTGCGAGCAAATTACCTAATGTTGCAAGAGTATTAAAGGTTTATCCAAAAGAGGAAGACAATGAATAAGAAAATATATGTTTATAGTAGAGATTTAAAAAAGGTTATTGTTGTTAAAACACAGCAAGAAGCAAAAGAAATATTAAGGGAAGGTAGTCCTGAATATGTAGCAGATTGTCCAAAATGTGGTTGTATGTTTGGGATAAACTGAGATAGGAGAAATAAAAATGAATAAGACGCTTAAAAAGAAATTAATGAAGGAATTTAGGGAAATAGGTTATGGTAGTAAAGATGTAAAATCAATGTCTCAGGAAGCACAAGACTATATTCTTGATAGATATGGTAGAGGTATAAGAGAATTAAAAGCAACAAACTCATACCCTACTAAAACGGGCGATAATGGCTACACGGTATTACTGGGAGTGTGGAGTTTTACAAAATCAAAGGGTATATATTGTGCTGTAGGATTAAATAAAGTTTGGATGGCTACTATATTAAATAATAAATTAATATAGAGGGGAAATAATATGTGCAATAGATTTTTAATATTTTGTATGGGTATAATTATTGGTGGTATCATCAATGAAATATCACATAGAACTGGAAAGAAATGGCTCAAGCATTATTTTAAAGGCTTGAAAGAAAGAGGGTAATAGTATGAATGGATTTTTTGATTGGTTATTTGACCCTGTTGCAGATATGGTGAAAGATTTTAAAAATTCTCATAGCAACGATATAGACAATTTGGATTTACCCACTGAAAAACGGGAAATGGAGTTTGCTCCTGCACCTAAAACTAAAATCTTTAGACCTCAAATCTTTGAAGAATATATTGGGCAAGAGAAAGCCAAAAATAAACTGATATCATATATAAACGCTATGCAAAAAAGGGAAGCCACAATGCCACATATACTTATTCACGGTAAAGCTGGTTGTGGTAAAACAACTCTTGCAAGAATAATAGCAAATGAATTGCAAGTCAAGTTTAAAGAACAAATCACATCTAATGCAGATATAGCATATATTGATTCAGATATAGAGGAGGTTGAAGGAGGTATTTTATTTCGTGATGAGATACACGCTATGCCACGAGAAGATGCTGAACAAATATATACTATAATGGAAGACTTTACACATAATGGAGAACCTATAGAACAATTCACTTTAATAGGAGCAACAACGGAATTAGGAGAGATAATTAAAAGTAGACGCCCTTTCTTCGACCGCTTTAAAATTAAAATTAAGCTCGAAGATTATACTAATGAGGACATAAGTGAAATAGTAAAACAATATAAGATGAACACGTTTCCAAACGACACAATTAATGAAAACATATATACTATAATAGGAAAGAACAGTAGGAGTACTCCCCGAATTGCGATAAGCTTGTTAGAGGCTACAATATATCTTGAGGGAAATATACAGCAAGTGCTTGAAAATGATAATATAATTAAAGATGGTTATACTGACGAAGATTTAAAGATATTAGAATATATAGCCAAAAATGAGAAAGGTGTAGGATTACAGGGTTTGGTTAGCTATTTAGATACTTCAAGTGAAAATTATAACTATCAAATTGAGCCATATCTACTTAAAAATGGTTTAGTAATAAGAACACCACGGGGGCGTAAAATCACGCAAGAGGGAATTGATAAAATAAAGGAGTTAAAAAATGTCTGACAAAATAAATGAAGTTAATAAGATGGCATTAATCTGTTTTGTTATTGCCATAATAACAATAATATCTATGATTTCTATTGCTTTTTATATTAAATAAAAGAGTTAAAAAATGTCTGAAAAGGGAAATAATAATGAATATAGGTTCCAATAATAAATATCCAGCAAATGCTCTATCTAACTTTGCAGGACATAGATTTATAATTGATAATATACAATGTAACAGTATGGAAGGATTTTTACAAAGTCTTAAATTTAAAAATCCAGAAATGCAAAAGTACGTTTGTTCTTTAATAGGACTAAAAGCTAAATTCAAAGGTAAACGAAAGAAGTGGTGGAAAACGCAGACACTATATTGGAAGGGTAAAGGAATAAATAGACACTCAAGCGAATATCAAGAACTAATAAACAAAGCTTATAAGTGTATGTTTAATCAATCTGTAAGCTTTAGAAACGCACTCAAAGCTTCAAGGAAAGCAGTATTTACACATAGCATTGGTAAACGAGATACCAATCGCACAATATTAACTGAAAGAGAGTTTTGTTCAAGGTTAAGAACATTAAAGGAGGATATGATATGAAACATATATTAAAAGGAATATATCCAAGTAGAGTAGTGTTTCTCGATGATGAGCCATTGACACCTACTCAAAGCCAAAAGATATATAATCATAGCCCAGATGGTTTTAATTGGGGATATGCAGGAAGTGGACCAGCCCAGTTAGCATTAGCAGTAATATTAGAACTAACAAGTAAGTCAGAAGGATACCAAGAATTTAAGTTTAATGTTATAGCTAAATTACCTCAAGGGAAGGACTTTGAAATAGAATTTGAATTATAAACTAAAAAGAAAGGAATAAAAAATGTTTAAATCTGCAAAAGATTATATAGATGAAGATAAGATAAATCAAAAATTAGAAAAGAAACAGGAAGAAGAAAAAATTATTGATGGGATTAAACTGACCAAAGAACAATTTGCTAAATATAAAATGGCAGATAATTTAAACTTAGAAAAACAAAAACAAATTATCTTAACATGCTCACTGGGATACGAACATATTCCTATAAATGAACTTGAATATCTTATAATATATGACAATGATACTACTAAAGGTGTTACTCTTAAAAAAATAGAAAGAAGTTGTAGAGAAATTCCTTTTGAAGCATTATTAGAAATGGAAAAAGCTACTAAATTTAATCACTTTGATTGTTTCTATATAGCTTATCCAGATATAAAAAGAAGTGGTAGTGACCGCCAAATATTATTAGGGGTAAAAGAAATAAATCAATATAATTTATATTTTCTAATCAAAAAATGGTGAAAAAATGAAAAATTTATATTTAACTTTAGAAATAGTAGTAACTGCAACATCTGATGATATTAAAAAAGCATTTAGAAAACTTGCTCTTAAACATCATCCAGATAGAGTACCTATATGGAAAAAGGCTCACGCTGCGGATATATTTAAAGAAATTAATTTTGCTCACAGCATATTAATTGACCCTAAGAAACGAAGTATGTATGATAAGTATGGAATAACTGATGAAGAGGTGACAGTAGAGGGTAAGTTGGAGGGAGTGTTAAAGAAGTTTAATGAAGACTTTATCAGTGAAACTCAAGAAGTACAGGAAAAAATAGAAGAAAATTTAGGAGAAGCAATAAAAGAAGGAGGTAGAAAGAAACAATGTTTAAATTGTGGTGGGACTGGGATAGTGACAATGGAAAAAGGATTTTTTATTGTCAAAGATAAATGTCCTGTTTGTTTAGGAAAGGGGTTTATTGATGTTGTTATTCCACCTCCCATATATGACTATCGACCCAATTATTAATAAAGAAAGGAGTATAATATGATGGGTAAATTAAGTTGGATACTCTTAAAGAAGCTTGGGCGAACAAGCAAGCCTCTCATAAAGGGTACAGGGAAATATTTTTTACAGTTAGGTAAAAAGAAAATTAACCAAATTGCTATGAATATAGCAGAAAAAACAAAATAAGAAAGGGGGAAATCAAATGGGAACTATTCTTTTATTAGCATTAGGAGTATTAATTGGTAAGAAAGAACAGAAGATAAGAGCATTTATTGGTAATATAATAGATGACATAAGCAAGAGTAAATAAAAGACAATATTAAAAAGGAGAATATAATGGAAGGAATTAAAAATGAAAGTAATATATGATAAAAATAAGTCAGCAATACCCGTAAAAATGTGGCTAGAAAATGTTGAAGAATCGGCTATGAAACAAATTGAAAATTTAGCCAATTTACCTTTCGCTTATAAACATATAGCTATAATGCCAGATTGTCATACGGGTTATGGTATGCCTATTGGTGGGGTGTTAGCTACCAAAGGAGTGGTTATACCATATGCAGTAGGAGTTGATATAGGTTGCGGAATGTGTGCTGTTAAGACTTCTTTAACCGACATCACCCAAGAGCAAATTAAAAAGATATTTGGCGGTTCAAAAGATTATCACGGTGGAATAAGGTCTGCTGTGCCTGTAGGTTTTAATCGTCATAGTAAGAAACAAGATATAAATTTGATGCCAAATTCTGATGATATTTATACCACAGTAGGATATGAGAAAAGTATTTTATCAAAAGAATTCGATTCGGCACTTAAACAGTTAGGAACTCTCGGTGGAGGCAATCATTTTATTGAAATACAGCAAGAAATAAAAAATTGTGTTTGTTTAGAAAATGCTGGAATGCTAAATTTTACACAAAAAGGAAAACCAATTTCTGATTGTCAATCTTGCAATGGAACAGGAAAAACTAAGGGAAATATCTGGATTATGCTTCATTCTGGTAGTCGTAATTTAGGCTTTAAAGTAGCAAAGTATTATAATGATTTAGCAAAAGAACTAAATAAAAAATGGCATACTTCAGTACCAAAGGAATGGGATTTAGCTTTTTTACCTTTAGATAGTAAAGAAGGACAAAGTTATTTAAAAGAAATGCAATACTGTGTAGATTTTGCATTTGCTAGTAGAAAAATAATGATGGAAAGAATTAAAAAAATAATATGGGAAGAATTTACTGACACAAAAGATGTTGATTTTTACGAATCTACTTTCTTTTACAAAGAATTGTTTCCTGAAGAAATGATTAATATAGCTCACAACTATGCTTCTATGGAAAATCACTTTGGACAGAATGTAATCGTGCATAGAAAAGGAGCAACATTAGCAAGAGAAACTACTATAGGAATAATACCTGGCTCTCAAGGTACTGCATCTTATATAGTAAGAGGTAGAGGGAATCAAGAAAGCTTTATGTCTTGCTCTCATGGAGCTGGCAGAACTATGAGTAGGACAAAAGCAAGAGAGAAATTAGATTTAGAAACAGAGGTAAAGAAAATGGAAGACAGAGGAATAGTACATTCTATAAGAAGTAAGTCTAGTTTAGATGAGGCTTCAAGTGCATATAAAGATATAGGCGAAGTAATGGAGAATCAAAAAGACTTGGTTGAAATTGTAACTGAACTTACTCCACTTGGTGTAATTAAAGGCTAATAAGAAAGGATAAAAAATGGACATACACGATAAAATTTTTAAAGTAGGAGAACAAATAACAGAGGCTAATTATAAGTTTTTAAAACCAGGAGATATCCTTAGAATAAAATCACTTGCACACGGTAATGAAACAGTTTTATTAAAAAGACTCCTTAAAGTAGTTAAGTTTCAATCAAATTGGATATGGAGTAAACAATGGTATAAAGAATTATCAGTTAATGAAGTAAAATACTGGAAAGATGAACATCCTTTTTGGTCAGAACATAGTTTACAAGATATGGGAATACAACTAAATTATTATAATGATAGACACACTTATTATTTAGGCAAGATAAAACTAAAGGAGACCATAGCTATGGGAGAATATGAAAAAATAACAGAGCGAATAGGTAATCTAAATAATGGATGGGATAAAGAGGCTGATGATATATTGCAAAAGATAGGAGAAGGTCAGGGCAACTGGTTTTCTATACATGTAGGAATAATAAATTCTAATAATTATAAAAATTTTAAATGTATAGAAATAATACGGGGTTGGAATGGTGGTGTTGCAAAACTTTTTCTATATGATACCCAATGTGAAAAGATGGGAGCCTTTAAGAAAACACTATTATGGCTATTAGACCACTCCGACATTAAAAAAGATTTAGTTGGAGAAGAAGTTGACACAGAAATTGAGGGTAAAGTCTACCGAGTTAAAATTCTAAGGGGTATAAAATGAACATAAGAGAAACCACTAATGAATATCAAATTACTGGTATTACACAATGCAATAGCTGTAATGGAACTGGGCTATATCAAGGAATGGGGGAAAGGGATGGTGCGTTTGTTGTTTGTTACAAATGCAAGGGAACAGGAAAAGTAGATATAGATATAACATACAACAAGTTTACTATGAAAAAAATAGAAACTAAATGTAAAAGAGTATATACTAACGGAATGGGAACATGTATAACAGATAAAGATATTGTTTATGAAGACAAAAAGTTTCCGTTTTCTCAATATGGCTGTTCTTATGTAGAATGGCTAAAGGGAGTAAAACCAAAACCATTAGAGTTTTTAGGTTGTCCATTCTTAGATTCAGGACAAAGTCTATCAAGTAAAGATGTAAATGATTTATATAAAACAAGATGTAAGGAAAATTTAGCTGGAATAGGGTATCATATTAATAAATGTAAATTATCTCACGATAAGGAAAAGTGTTGGGAGATATATAATAGGGATATATTAAAATGAATTATATACTTTTAGATACTGAATTCAATCAATATAAAAATATACAAGAGATAATACAATTAAGTGCTATTAAACTTGTTTTAGAAGATAATATTATAAGAACAGATAGCTTCTTTAATAAATATATTAGACCTAAAAAGGGAAAGATATTAACCCCCTATATTAAAAAGAAAACTAAAATTTTACAATCAGACATAGATAAAGCACAAAATTTTGATGAAACTATATATGATTTTAGAAATTGGATAGGTGAAGAATATATATTATTGGGTTGGAGTATGGCTGATAAAAAGGAACTGATAAGAAATTCTGAACTTCATAAATTATCACATAAATGGGTCCAGAAATATATAAATTTACAGGCACATTATACTTCTATGATAAAGGATAAACTTGAAATAGAAGAGCATCTTAAACCCTTAATATGTTTCAAAAGTGAATTTGGTCTAGCTACTACAATTCAATATGAAAAAATGGAATTTTCTGGGCAACCACATAATGCTTTATCAGATTCAATTAATATGACAAAAATATTTTATAAACATTTAAACGAATGGACATTTATGTCAAAAAAAACACATACTTCACTACATAAAATTAAAGATGATTAATAGAAGGAGATATTACAATGAAAGTGACAAAGTTTAGAGCGTGGGATAAGACATCTAAAAAGCTAAGCCACCGTTTGTTTTAACTGGGGCAATTTACCACAACTTAGATAATGTTATTCTTATGCAATATACTGGGTTTAAAGATAAGAATAAGGTTGATATATATGATGGAGATATAGTTAGATATGGTTTTAATTGGATTGGAAAAATATCTTGGGATAAAGAAAGAGGATACTGGGATTTAGATGGGAGAAAAATATTAGGAGAATATATCAAACAACAAACAGATAGAAAAATAAAACCAAGAGTTGAAATAATCGGAAACGTGTGTGAAACTCCAGAACTAATGGAAGGAGAAACAAAATGAAATTTCCAAAGCTATACAAATTAACATCAACAGGTAAAATTCAGATATGGGAAATATCTACTGAAGATAATATTATAGTAGTTGTTCAGGGGCAACAAGATGGAAAGAAACAAAGATATGAAGAAACAATTTCTGAGGGAAAAAATATAGGGAAAGGGAACGAAACTTCTCCTAGCCAACAAGCAGAAGCACAGGCTAAATCTAAATGGGAGAAAAAGCATAATAAAGATTATCATTTAACAGTTGACAAATGTAATGTCACCACAAAAATAGCAAATCTCGGTGGATATTTACCTATGTTAGCTCACTCATATAAAAAACACGCTGATAAACATTTAAAATACCCTTGTATCTGTCAACCAAAATTAGATGGTATAAGATGCACTACCACAAAGAAAGATGATAAAATAAAATTATGGTTTAGGTCAGGAAAAGAAATTATAACAATGAACCATATAGCAACTGATTTAAATCAAGTGATGAAAAATGGAGATATTGTCGACGGAGAATTATATATACATGGTAAAGATTTTAATAGTTTTACTGGAGCAATTAGAGCTAGTAAAAAATTAAAAACAGAAATAATAAATAAAATACAATATCATGTTTATGATTTTCCTAGAATTAAAAATCTAACAGAGCTAGATAGTTTTTATGAAAGATATAATTCGTTTAACCCTGTAAATTTACCACTTGCTTCTGTAATAAAAGTGGAAACAATTGTAGTGAATAATTTTGAAGAAGCTATGGATTATTATAAGCGGTGTATAGAGGCAGGTTATGAGGGTATTATGTTTAGAAATATCAATATGCCTTATGAGCAGAAAAGAAGTTACAGTCTATTAAAATATAAAGAATTTATAGACGATGAATTTATTATTATAGGAAAATTAGAGGGTAAGGGCTCGTTAGCAGGACACGTTGGGTCTTTTATTTGTAAACTAGAAGAAGGCAGAGTGCTTAAAGATATGAATGAAAAAACAAAAATCTATCATAAGGCTTTAGATAAGAGACCTGATAAAGATAAAGGTACTGTTAAAGCTAAAATGAAAGGTAAAACATCATATTTAAAACATTTATTTACACACCCAGAAGAGTACATGGGTAAGCCATTAACAATCATATATCAAAATCTTAGCGAGTATTGTGTACCAAGATTTCCTGTTGCGAAGTCAATTAGATTTGATAAATAAAAAAGAAAGGGGCAAAGCTATGTTTGAAACAGATGATGATTATAAAAAAGAAGGGGCAGAAAAGAGAACAAAAAAGATGATAGAACGGGAGGACTCAGCCTACTGCGGGGGACTTTTTTTAGGGGTAATAAGTGTTATTATTATAGAACTTACAATTTATGGAACTGCGTGTCTTATAATGAATATGAGGGGAATGTATTAAAAGGAGAAGAAAATGACAAGTAAATTAGACATAGCTACAAGAATGAAACAATATGAACAAGTAACGGAGTATCATTTAACCAGACGCATTCCTGTGATATTACGCATAGATGGGAGAGCCTTTCACTCAGTCACTCGTAAAAGGTTTGAGAAAAAATGGTCTCTAGATTTTACTTATCATATGGCTTCTATGACAAAAAATTTAGTGGAAGAAATTCAAGGTTGCGATTTCGCATATGTACAATCAGATGAAGTTAGTTTTTTATTAACTGACTATAATACTATCACTACTGAACCTTGGTTTGGATATGATTTAAGAAAAATAGTTTCTATATCATCAGCTTTGGCAAGTTCTATATTTTCTAGATTATATAATCAAACTGTATGTTTTGATAGTAGAGCATTTTCTTTATCTCAAGATGAAGTATGTAACTATTTCATATGGAGGCAACAAGATGCAACTCGCAACGCAATACAAATGGCAGGAAGGGAATATTTTTCTCATAAACAATTACACCTTAAAAATTGTAATCAAATACAAGAAATGTTATTTCAAGAGAAAGGAATAAATTTTAACGACTATCCAATCATTAGAAAAAGAGGAGTTGCGGTGATTAAGAAAAAAATAGATAAATATATACCTATTTTTACACAAGACCGAGAGTATATAGAACAATTTGTTAACGTCAGAAAAGACTAGGAAGGAGCAAAGTTATGTTTGAAGCTGAGGAATATGATGCGCATAAAGATTACGATTTAAAACTGCAAAAAATAAAAAAAATAAAAGATAATTCTTTCTGTGGTGGTATATTATGTGGGGTAATATGTGTTATTGGTATAGAAGTTATAGTCTGGATAGGTACATGTCTTATAATGATGGATATAAAAGTAATGTATTAAAGGAGAGAAATAAAATGAAAGATAAATTAACATTAGAAAAATTAAAAGCAATGAAACCTGGAATTTTTGCACGAGGACAAGGAAAAATATTACACCCTTGGTTTAATAATGCTAAAAATATTGATGAAAATAAAGAAACAGTGGTTAATTGGGTAGCGATTAGAGGTGGAATATATGATTGGGCTATTTATCATTCTATGGATGCTAATTTTGAACCTGCAAACTATTTTGATGGTGATACTCATTTAAAAGTTACTGATGAACAGATAGCAAGGAATGGAGCAAAACTATGTGATAAAAATAAAATTAAAGAGTTTGTTCCTTGTGATGAAGAAGCATTTAAAATGTATAGATGTTAAAAGGAGAAATGATATGAAATATGAAAATGCTAAAAAAATAATGCTTGACAATATGACACTATTAACCCAAGGTCAACTTCGTAGAATGTCTGATAGAGATTTAGGTAGATTATGGAAGAAAGTTCATAGTGAAACCTGTGACTGTTTAGGTGGGTATAATAGCGATGGGTGTAATCAGCTAACAACGGAATATTATAGAAGAGATAGAATAAAAATTAAAAAAAGGAAAAAGAAATGTTAAAATCTCCGTTAGTAGTAGGTTATAAAGGTGAAATAGGCTCTTTCATATTAGCTGGACTTTTGAAACTTTTACCTAAAGCCTCTAATATATGGTGCTTTGATATTAATGACACTGAAAAAGAAAAAATAGAGCGAATTAAACAAGCAAGTTGTATATTCTTATGTGTTCCAATGGAAGAAACTATACCTTGGCTACTCAAATATAAAAAACATTTAAAAACTATTCCTATATTAGAACAAACATCTCTTAAAACTCCAATATATGGAAATTCAAAGCTTGAAGATTTAAACATATGGTCTATGCATATACTCTTTAGACCTTCTGCTACTCCTAATATTAATGACCGTAGAACTGCTGTTATAGGGAACATCAATCTTTTCTGGTCTGAAAGTTCACTAGATGAAATCGAAAAAATTACAAGTTCAAAAATAATTTGGTTTGATAATTATAAAGACCATGATAAAGCAATGGCATTAGAACAAGCATTAGTACATAGGGTTATTTTAGCGTTAGGTGAAATGCTTAAATATAATCACAATACTTATATGAGTAATAAAGTTGTTGAGTTATCTGATAGAATAAAATTAGGTGATATAAATTTATATAAACAAATTCAAAAAAATAAAAGTCTTAAAACTTTTTTATCTGGATTTAAAGAAAAGCTTTACGAAGTCAAGTTCTAGTAGTATAATATATATAAAGAAAGGAAAAGAAAATGAAAGTAATTAAAAATATAATAGTACCAACTGGTAATATTATAATTGCAGAAGGAGAAAAACATAAACCATTGGAGTTTCTGTCTATTGGCGACTATGGAAAAGAAAAAAATCTAAAAGCTGATTTCCTTGGGTTAAAAAAAGAGATAAACGGAGTGCCTCATGGAAATCTATTACCATTAGAAGAAAAGTGGGTAATTACTATTTCTACACAATATGGTTGCTCAATGAATTGCACCTTTTGCGATGTTCCAAAAGTTGGTCCAGGAATAAATGTTACTTTTAATGATTTAATCAGACAAGTATTAGAAGGAATTAAATTACATCCAGAAGTAAGCTTTACAAAAAGACTTAATATACATTTTGCAAGAATGGGAGAACCTACTTGGAATCCAGATGTGTTAGATGCAACCAAATGGTTCAAAGAACATATAGACCCTGAATATAAAATACATCCAGTAGTTTCTACTATGATGCCAAGAAAAAATGAATGGCTAAAAACTTTTATACATACTTGGATGAGATTAAAAAATAGACGTTTAAAAGGAGAAGCAGGATTACAAATTAGCTTAAATTCAACTGAACAAAGGGAAAGAGATAAAATGTTCAATAAAAATGCTTGTTCTCTGGAAGAGATACATAATATTATGAGAGACATAATTCCAAATGGGCGCAAAATAACTTTAAATATGGCACTTTGTGATTATACTATAAATGTAAAAACATTACGCAAATGGTTTAATCCAATGGATTACATAGTAAAAATTACACCTATGCATAAAACAGATGCATGTACCAAAAATAATTTAAAAACTGCAGAAGGATATGAACAATATTATCCTTATAAACAAATAGAAGAAGATTTAAAGAATGAAGGATTTGATGTTATAGTATTTATACCATCTAAAGAAGAAGATGAAAGTAAGATAACCTGTGGCAATGCGATTCTTGCTACAATGTAGAAATCAGGAATAAACATCCTCTATACTTATATATAAAGTATTTAAATATAGTAACATGTAACATAATAACATATTATATATAACAAGTTATATAACATGTAATATAATAACATATAACAATGTTATAACATTGTAACATAATAACATGTAACAAGCTTTTAAGCGATATATTATATTACTATAACATGTAACATATTATTATATTACTTATTATTATGTTATAATAACATATTATATTAATAATTAAAGGAGTAAATATGTATTCACAAATATTAAAAGATTTTAAGGTCCACCTGGAAGCAAGCGGTTATGATACTAATTATTGGTATAAAATTAAGTATTATTTAATTTATTGTACAACTAATAATATAGATATTTATCATGTTAACTTACTTATATTGAATCAATATTTTTTAACTTTAAGACAACAATCTTATTCAAATGGATATATTAATAACTTTGTTAAAGCTTTAAGATTTTTTTATAAGTATCTTAGAGATGTAAGTAAAGTAACAGAAGATATTTATCAAGAAATGTATAAAATAAAAATAATGAGAACTGAGATAAAAGTAAAAGACTTTGTAACTAAAGAAGAGTTAGAAGATTTGATATCAACTGCTATGACATATTGCACTTTTATGAACCTTGATAAATTGAAAGTAATTTTGTATTTTTTATTTTATACAGGGCTTAGAAGAAATGAGTTTATAAATTTAAAAAGAGAGGATATTAAATTAGAGGAGCGAGCTGTGATAGTGAGAATTCCAACTAAAAACAGAAGTGAAAGAACTGTTTTTTTCCCACTTAAAGTAAAGAAATTATTAATTCATTATTTTCAATTAGAACCTGGAAATATAAATGCTTTTAACATAAAAAATAATGAAGTTTCAAGATTGATAAACTTTTTAAAAACATGTGTATCTGGAAAAAAGAATATTACAATGCATATGTTTAGACATTCTTTTGCTAATATGTTAGCTAGAGCTGGTATAGATGTAAAGATAGCCCAGAGCTTATTAGGTCATAAATCTGTACTTAGTACTTTAATATATTATAACCCCGATATAAAAATTGTTAAACAAATCTATAATGAAAAAATTAGATAGACAGGAGCAACAAAAGTGAAAATAGAAATTAATAATATTAATAATAGTAATAAGGTCGAGGTAGATTATCATGAGTTTTTTAGAATTGTAGCAAAACCTATAATAGCAAGATACTATAAAATATATAAAAGTTACTATTTAAGAAAAATTGGTGGCTTAAGGGATGTTGAGCAAGAGGTTTTATTGTCAATATGGTTAGAAGTTGAAAAAAATAAAGGGAAGAAAAAACCCTTGGCAGGAACTAGCTTAGGTAGATATCTTACAGTTATAGTAAAACGGAAACTTTTATATTTAAAACGAACATCTCAAGATTTCTACTATGAAAAGTTAGCTAAGTCGGAGAAAAACATAAAAGGCTCTCATACTAATTTAAATGTTAAAAAGAATGTACAGTTTGTATCTTTGGGAGATGGGCTTAGGAACTATATTGATATAATTCCATGTCAAACAACATTAGATTCGAAGGATTATTTAAAAAGGAATCTATTTCCTATCATAAAAGATATATGTAGGGAAAAAGACTATACAATCATTTATAGTAGGTTTCATGAGGGTTTGACTTTTCAGGAGATAGGGAAACTCTTGAATATGAGCAAGGAAGCTGTATATCAACGGTATATCAAGACCATAAAAAAAATCTCTGAGAAAAATAAAAATCTACTTAACTTTCGTAACTTTCCTGCTATAATATATATGAAAGCACGAAAACCAAAATAAGGAGATTGTTATGACAGAAAGTAACGCTAGGGAGCAGGGAATAGAGATTAATAGAGTTAATTTTGTAAAATTTTTAGAGTTGACTAACTTACGGGGGGCTATTGAAAATCGAGAAGCTATAATAAATGTAACTCCTGACAATATAACGGTTAATTTAGCTTCAGTGGATAAAACTTGTGGGTTAAGTGGTATATTAAAGGGAAAGTTTCTTGATTGGGGAATTTTAGGATTAGATGATATGTCACTCTTAAAGAAATTAGTCACAACTTTAACCTCTGACACGATTAATATCAAAATAAATAAAAATAAGCTCATCTTAAATGATGTTACCACTAAGATTAGTGCAATTCTTCGTGACCCTCAATATATTAAAAATACAGTTTCTGGAGACAAGTTTAAATTAATTAAAGAAAAGGCTATAGGAAACGAATTTAGTCTTTCTTCAGATATTATTACTAAAATTATTAATAATACCGCAATTCTTAATGCCTCTAACCTTGTGATTAAAGGTAAAGATAATAAAATTACTTTTGAATTAGAAAGTCATGAAAATAAAATTTTAAGTGAATTTGTAGTAGAAGAGAGTATTACTGAATTTACTTTAAAATTAAAAAACATTTTTGTTGATTTACTTTCAACTTTTAAAGAAAATAGTATTATAGTTTCAGCTCAGGACGGTTGTCCTATTTATGTAAAAACTGAAAGCAATAACTGCCAATTTGAATATGTAATTGCACCCTTAAAATAATAGGATAAAAATGTCTGAACTTACTGATTTAATATGGATAGAAAAGTATCGCCCAATCAAATTTGAAGATTTGATATTAGAAAATAAGACTTTAATATTGAATTATCTCAAAACACCTAAATCAATGCCCTCCTTTATTTTTTATTCAAATAAACCAGGAACAGGGAAAACTTCATGTGCTAAAATAATTATTAAAACTTTAGACTGTGACTATCTATCTATAAATGCTTCAGATGAAAGAGGCATTGATACTATTAGAGAAAAAATTAAATTGTTTGCTAGTTCTCTATCTTCAGATAGCAATATAAAGCGATGCGTATTTATGGATGAGGCAGATTCTATGACACGCCAAGCTTATGATTCTATGAGAAATCTAATGGAAACTTATTCTGATAATGTATTTTTCATTCTGTCTTGTAATCACATTGAAAAAATTATAGAACCGATACGCAGTAGAAGCGTCTTAGTTGATTTTGAAAGACCTAATAAGGCAGATATTATGGTAAGATTGTCTTATATTTGCGAGCAAGAGTCTTTGAAGTTTGATACTCAAGATATTGAAAAACTAACCAGCATCTATTATCCTGATATGAGGTCAATGATAAGTAGACTTCAACAATCTAAAGTAGATAGCTTACCAATAAATTATAGTGAAACTGAATTTGAAGATTTTTTGAATGTTATAAAGAGTAAAAATATTACAAAAGTTTATGAGAAAGTCTATTCGGGAAATTTTAAGATTATGGAATTTAACAAATGGCTTTTTGCTAAGGTGTTCACTAAATGGGAAGATTTAGGATTAGAAAAAGCTTCACGAATTGCACTAAGACTTGCAGATACAGAAAAAGCATGGAATATGCAATGTAATTTGGAAGTTGTATTTATTTCAAATATACTTGAGGTAATGAAAGAATTATAAAACAAGAAATTGTAAGGCTATGTATTTTGCTTCCTTCTCTGACCGTTAATCTATTAGCTAATACGTTTTCCTTACTACCAATTAGAGGCTATATAACTGCTTCCTTCTATTGGAAAATCTGCCCAAAAGGCGGACTTAAATTAGTGATTATTTTTTCCTTCATATTAAAAGATTAAAAGGATGATAGTTATGAGAGAAATAAAGTTTAGAGCTTGGCACAGAAAATATAACAAGTGGAAATATTACACTCTTCAAGATTTAATAGATGGCAAGGCAGATGTAGATTCAGAACACTTGCAAGATTGGTGCGAATATACAGGAGTAAAAAGTGAGAACGAAGGAGTTGAAATATACGAAGGAGATATAGTTACAAGAACTATCACCCTACACCCATACGAACCCTATGAAACAATAGAAGAAGTAAGATTATTTTATGGACGTTTTATGCCTATATCTGAAGAGGTAGTCACAGATAGTGAAGTTGATTATGCGTATGCTAGATATTGGAAACTAATCGGCAACATATACGAGAATCCAGAATTGAAAAAGGAGATGAAATGAAAAACACTATTTTTTTAAGAAGAAAAGGTAAGATTGTTATTGATACAAAGGATTCTAAAAACTCAAGACAGCTTCTAGCTACTTGTCTAAAGAATATAGAACCATTGGGCTATACTTTTTCTAAAGAAATATTAAATATATTAAAAACATACTCTCCTACCCAATTAGAAACTTTTTATAGTAGAATAGTAAAGAATCTAAAAACAATGCTTGGTGATGTGCAACATAAGCCAATGTATCCTAATTTCCCCCAACAAGTAATGGATATGGATGAAGTTGAGTTATATATTAATGCTATAATTCATTATATTACCATAGAACTTCCCGAATATGAAAAAGACCCTCGTAAAAAATTACAAGACAAATTAAAATTGAAAGTTATTTCTCTTGGGACAAATCAAGAGTTTATGGATACCTTTAAGAATTTAATTAATTCAAAAGTGGCAGTTTCAGAAACAGATAAGCAAGATATAGAATGGTTTGTAAAACAATATAGACAAAATATTATTAACTTTTTACCTACTGAAATTTCAAATAAAGAAAATCTATGTTATTTTATTGGAGTATTAAAGAAGAATGATTTAATTACTGATGAAATATTACAAAGATATTTTAGAACTGCAACAGATGTATTGAGATATATTACTGCCTTGTCAGATGGTGATGTTTCCTTGAAAGAAAAGGTGAAGTTTATAAATTTCAAGCGTTCAGATAGAAGATTATTTTTAAGAATACTAGACAATCTTAATTATGATTTAGCTATTGAAAACATGTTAAAATATAAGAATAGGTGGATAAGATTAGGTGAGATTTTACATCCAGGTGAATATCATAATAAATACCATAAGGCATATACTGCCTTTAGTATATTAAGAAATAATCAGAAGATAGAAACTTTTAATAGTAAAGTGGAAAAATATTTTAAAGAGAGTAATTTTAGCTTGTTACTTCCTTTGTTAGCACAAAGACCAGGAGAATTTGCTAGAAAATTAGATTGGCTGTTAAGAAGTAGTGAGTCCGTATCATTACTGGCTTTAGCTAATTTTGCTTTAATTGCTCACAAAGTTTCTAATACTATATTACTTCAATTAATAACTCACTTTAAAACAAGAAACAAAACCCCTTATAGAGTATTTATCCCAAAAGGGCAAGTAGCTAAGATACAATTAATAGATAATAATTTACTTGAAATAAAGGATGTTTATTGTAAGACCGTAGTTACAACATGCAGAGAAGCATTGAAGAAAAAGTTTTCAGAACAAAAATTTCTAGGAAAGGTTTATGTTGATGAAGCTCTAAAAACTTACACTGTTCCTTTTGCTTTACGTTCAGCAAGTAAATCTTTAAGAACAGTTACTAAAGGGTCTAGAATAAAAATGGATGCTGGTGAAGTTATTAGGCTTTTTGTTCATTGGAAGAATATTGCTAAAGGAAAAGTATCAGGTTGGGACGATGAAAAAAGAGTGGATGTAGATTTATCTGCTGTGGTTTATAGTGAGGATTGGGAATATTTATCTCATGTTTCCTGGACAAATTTAAAAAGTGAAAAATTTAATGCCTGTCATAGTGGAGATATTACTGATGCTCCAAAAGGTGCTTCTGAATTTATTGATATAAATAGAAAATCATTTATTGACTGTAAAGGTAGGTACTTAGTAATGAATGTTTATTCTTATACTGGGCAAAAGTTTTCAGAGATACCAGAATGTTTTGCAGGTTGTATGATAAGACAGAAACCTAAATCTGGGGAAATTTATGAGCCAAAGACAGTAAAAGATAAGTTTGATTTATCTGTTGAGGCAACAACTTCTGTTCCTTTGATTTTTGATTTAGTAGAAAATGAGATTATTTGGTGTGATATGGCTATTGGAGGAGCGCAAAGATATGATATGATTGAAACTAAACAAACAGGTATTGTGGCAGTTGGAAAAGCCTTAACTAATCTACCAAAGCCTAATCTATATGAGTTATTTACATTACATGCACAAGCAAGAGGTAAAATAGTAAAATCTAAAAAACAAGCTGATGTTGTATTTTCTATTGATGAGGGTATAACTCCTTTTGATATAGAAGAAATTACAAGTAAGTATTTATAATATTATAGAGGCTATGTGGTCGCTTCCTTCTCAATTATAAAATGGATATAAAACTAGCGATTACTTTTTCCTCTTATTAAAGAAAAATATTAAATATGGCTAATACATTTAACTTTTTTGATATAATAAAATCTATGTACCAAAAAACTAAAGTAAGTTTCGAAGCTGATACTTCTTTATGTTTGGTATTTACAAAGGTACTAGCGAAAGAAAAGAATAATCTTCCAATATTAAAGAAGATATTAGAGTACCAGTTTTATATTGAGCCAAAACATTTCTTTTACTTGCTGTTTCTTGGAATACCGAAACAATACAAAGTACCTTATTTTAAAAAAATAGCAAAAGAAAAACCAAAAACTGAAAACAAAGTTGTAGCAAAAATAAAATATGTTCTTGATTGGTCACAAAGAGAAGTTGAATTAAATAGAGAAATTCTTGATAAAGTAATATTACCCAATCAAAAATATTGGAAGATACAGTTGGGGGTTAAATAATGGACGAACAAAGGAAAAAATCATTAAAAGCTGTAGGTTTAGGTGAAGCTGTTGACGCAATAGAAAGCGGGTTTTGTCCATTTTGTGATAGACCTATTGTTATAGAAGATTTTAAAGATGTGGGTAGCTTAAAAGAATTTAAAATCAGTGGGATATGTCAAAGTTGCCAAGATAAAGTTTTTAAGGAAGGAGAAATAAGATGAGTATAAGAAAAAAACAAAGTAGTCGTTGCAAGCAAAGTAAAGAAAGACAAGAAAGATTGACAAAGCATCGCAATAGGTTGGGAAGGGGATAATGCCTAAAAAATCTACTCAAATAATAGCTAAATTTGATTCTATTTGTCCTGCTTGTCTTAAAATGATATACGCAGGCGAAAGAGCCAACGCTTGGAAAACTGGTAGAGACTCAAATAAATGGTATCATCCTATTTGTTATCGAACAATAAAAACTGAAGTTTTTGCAGAAAGAGATAAGAATAGAGAACAAGTGAAAAAGATATTAAAAAAAGTAAAAACAACTGTTACAGAAGAACAGGTGACATTATTTTAAGGAAAAGAAATGAGTTATAAAAATAGATATCTTTCTAAATATAACACGAAAAATAGTAAATGTGTAAATATATCAGTTTCTGGTCATTGTAAAAATGAAAACTGTAAAATATCATTGACTGAGATTGAAATCGAAAATGGTGGTTATTGTAGTATATGTAAAGATAATCCTAATCGTAAGATGGGAAAAATGGATAAATTTGAAGGACAATATCATCCTTTACAACTAATAACTGCAAAGATAGTTAAATTAGAGAGTAGGAATAATGAATAAATTAAATGAAGCTTTAGCACATAAAAATGTTGAAAAAGTTATTAGATATTATTTATCTTTTTTGCCTCCGAGGGATGTAGAGTCTATTTTGGATGTTGAGTGTGGAACTAATGCACCATATGGTGGAATATGAAAAAAACATTGTTATTATCTTCCCAGCCAATAGCTAAAAATAATCACTCAGCCTTTGTAAGAATAGCGCAGTTTATAGAAAAGAATTTAGATAATATATATCTAGTTGATTTTGAAACCCTTACTAGGTTTAGAGAAGAAGTGGATAATATAGTTGTTGCTTACGGTACTTTCTATGCAGATTTTAAAAAAATGATGCAATTTTTAGAAGTTAATCAAGATAAGAGATTCTTTTATATGATTAATGAATATGGATTAGTACCGAATGGAGACGTTTATAGATTTCTTATTAAACATGATTATGGTGTTATTGCAAATTATGTAGAAAGCTCTCAGGGTGCTAAACATTTTACTAATTTTCACACCGTTAATATGAATACTTCTGCCCTTAAAGATATAGAAAATATCCCCTTTAAGGAAAGAGATAAAAAACTAATATATTGGGGAAGATTTAGAACTGATAGAAAAAAATATTTTGAAAAATATTTACATAATTGCGATGTTAGTACCGCACAAAAGAACATGAAACATTTCCATAATTTAGACCAGAATTTACAATTGATGAAACCTGTTGATTTTAATTTGAGTTCTCAGCTAAATAGATATCGTTTCTCTCTTTATATTGAAGATGTATATACTCATACACACTATAATCATTTGGCAGATAGATTTTATGAAGCTTTATCTTTTGGACTGATTATGTTCTTTGATAATAATGTAAAGAATACAGTAAAACAATCGGGATATATGATAGATGATTTTTATTTTGTTTCTTCTTATGAAGAATTGAATGAAAAGATGATAAAAGTAGAAGAAAATCCTCAACTCCATATAGAATTTTTTCATAACTTAAAGACCCAAGCTATCTTAGAGCAAAAAACTACTATCAAAAGCTTAAAAGAGATTTTTGATAGTAGTCAGGAGCTCCCCCCCGAGACTTGCTCAAACTGTAATAGTAAGTCGTATAAAACATATAACTGCTCATCCTGCAGTACACCAGTGTGTACCAAGTGTATGGAAATACATAAGAAGTTCTTTTGTCATAACTGTTACAGTAAATTAGATTTGAAGAAAGATGTTCAAACGCAGTTATTTTAATGTTTTGAGAGAATTTACTTAACTTTCGTAACTTTCCTGCTATAATAATAGTGTAGATGAGAAAAAAATAGGAGATTAAAATCAATGAATAGAGAAACATTTCAAACATTAGTGAATAACGAAATAATACCTAATTGTATTAATATAATGAATTCAAAAGGTCTTTCTTATAGTGGTAAGGAAGATTGTTTAGGTAATTTTAAACGCTGTGCCAAAATGGCTGGGACCACTCCAGAACAAACTTGGTTAACATACCATACAAAGCACTATGATGCTCTTTGTAGTTTTATTAGGGGCGAATATAGTGATTCAGAACCCATTGAGGGTAGAATAATGGATTTAATTAATTATTTAATATTATTTTATGCTATGGTGAAAGAAAAGAAAAATGAATCTAAATAATAACGAAAAATATGAAGAAATTATTGCATATTGCCCTTATTGTAAAGACCCAGTATTAGAGAGTGATGATTCTCATAAAAAAAATGGTGATATATATCATGCTAAATGCTGGGAACAGAAATACGGGATTAGAGAAGAACTAAACTTTGATGAATAATGAATATACTATTTGATGATAAGAAAAAAGTAGTTTTAATTGATTATAACATTTATGTCTTTAAAGCTATATTTACTTGGGTTAAAAATAGACAGCTATATGCTCCCTATAATTGTTTAAAAATGATTTTAGGCGATTTAAAAAAAGTTGGCATAAACTCCGATGATATTATTATAGTAGCAAAGGATGGTAGAAATAGTTGGCGAAAAGATATTGATTCTAATTATAAAGCAAATCGTAAAGCTGCCAGGTTAAAACATATTCAAATAAATTGGGATGAACAGTTTGCTAAATTTGATAGACTCTTTGAAAATATAGAAATAGCAACACCTTTTCATACAATAGAAATTGACAGATTGGAATCAGATGATATTATATCCTATGGAACTAGATATGAACCATTTAAGAATTATGATAGTATTATAATATCCACTGACAGTGACTTTGACCAATTAGTTAGATTTGATAATGTAAAGATTTTTTCACCTAAAACAAAGAAATATAAAATTGTTAAGAATCCTTACCAAAGTTTAGCTAAGAAGATAGAAAAAGAAGTTTCGGATAATTTAGTCACTCCTATCCTAAATAAAAAAGATTATGAAAAAAGAAATATGATTGTGAATCTTACCACATTACCTCAACCAATCGAAAATAAAATCAAAGAAAAATTAGACCAGCTTGAGTATGGTAAATACTTTGAGCTAAATAAACTTCAATTTAAAAAAATACAAGATACTTTTATGTCTATTTACGATACAGAAAAGCCAGTTACTATGGCAGATAGTTTTAAAAAGAAGAAAAAGAAGGAAACAAAGAAAAATAAACAGCAACAATTAACTTTATAG